GAAGAGCTCAACATTGGCATCAGTCTAGAGTACCTGAAAACGACGTTCAAAAACGCCAAAAAGACGGACGACGTTGTTTTCACCGTTCTCAGCGACGACACGGACGACACTCTTCCCGGAAATATTTGCATTCAAATCATTAAGACTCAAAAGACGTCGAAAAATAGTCAAACCAACGACTATCCCAAAGTGAAATCCAACGCTAAAATCAAAGTGACTCTCGTTCAGAATCAGCTACTCGAATTCGGTGAACGCATCACCGATCCCGTCAACGTTTCCAACGAAGAATACCTCAGCATTTGTCGCAACATTCAAATGCAACCCGGATGGATCGACATTTCACGCAGCGAACAGAGTCTCAAATTTGCTTTCCAAGTCAACGAAATCATCGAATGTTCCACCATTATCGGTGAAGCCAGTGAACCGCTATCGCCGCCTCAACGTTTCAATGCCAACAACATCAAAAGTACCAACAAAATCGCCACTTTTGGACCTCAACTGAAAATCTACTTGAATAAACATCAGCCGATGGTGATTGAGAGTAACAATGAACACATCAATATCGGAATCTGGGTCAAATCCAATGACCAAATTTCTGAAGAAAATAAATAATATAAAATGATGAATAGAAAGGTGTTTGTAGGTGGAATCATCATCAGTCTATTGGCGATAGTCTACTTGCTGTCGTATCCGAAACCCGTCACCCCCACCGTTCAACAACAGCGACCAGTCGTCGTCTACGAAGCCATGAAACGACCGGCTCCCGTCAGACGTCCTCTGCGCTCCTTTCGTCTTCCTGCTCCTGCTTCTCCTAAGCCGGTAACCGTTTCACCACCAGTACCAGTACCAATGCCAGCTCACGTCATGTTGACGCAAACGAGCGAATCTGCTCGTCCAGATGAAGAGTCGCGTCCTTTTCCCGATGAAGCGCCGCCATCATTCGTCGAACCGCCTCCGCCACCGCCGCCGCGTTTAGCTCCATCGTCGCTCACGCAGGCGTACACGCCCACAGTGTTACCTCGAAGAGCCAGAGCGTTACCGATGAGTCGTAAAAGTTTCCGGTCCATGCCACCGCAATCTTTTACGCCACCACCACCACCACCACCTGAAGCGGATCGGCGACCCGTGACGCTCATTAAAGATCTTTGAATAGTGTCATTTTAAAAGTTTTGGTTAATTTTTAAAATGATAGAGTTTTCTGTGGCGTTTCATGGCTCGTTCATTTTTGACGCTTTTACCGCACGTTGAACATTGACACGGGTCTTGTTCGATGCGAGTCACGCAGCACTGAAATTCTCGTTCGTTTAACCACAACGGTCGATAGCCGCACGACTGAAACACATAGTTGACCAACGACTGATGACTGGACGTTTCAAACCATAACGTTTCGTAACCTTTAGCGAAATTACCCGTCGATGTGACGACGACCACGCACACGGCGGTCGTGTCATTCCTCCACGTAGCCGACCAATTGGCGTCGAATTTCAAACAAATTCCTCGACGTTGACATGCGGCAAAAAGAGTCATTGTCACAACACATATATTACACGACCGGACGGCCAGCGAAGAAGCTATGCTCTCTGTCTTTATATAATATTCGTTCCTCATTTCTCTAAATTAATAAATTATGAATAATCAGTTATGGTTGATTATGTTTTTCGTGGTGATCTTGGGAGTACTCGGAGTTTTTGCCTTTACAGAGAAAAGACGGTCACCTGCACCGTTACCACCGGCTGAACCCACGTACGGTCTGTACGGTGGCGCGCCTCTCATGTTTAACGGTGCCATTCTACCGGCGACGATCGATTTACCTAATCCACCCCAACCCCCCATCGCGGCCTACACGCCTTACGGTGCCTATTCGGAACAGTCGCTAGGCTTTCCCATCGGCAACTATTGGCCCAGACCGGACATGATGACGTTTCCCGAGTTTACAATCCCCACCTACATCAATGCTCCCGATAGTACGATGAAACCTCCAGTACCGGGACCCGGACCCGCGCCCGGACCCGTGCCCGTACCCGTGCCTGGACCCGTCGACGCCAAACTTGCCGCTAATTTAACGAAATATTTCAAACAATTGTGGCCAAATATGACGACGTTGACTGACCCGGTCAAATTGGAACAAATCTACGACAATTTAGACGCCTACTATCTCGATTGGATTCCAGGCAAAGAAAAAGCCTCAGCGTCCAACTACAAAACCGATCGTATGCCTTTGTTGACGGCCATCGATTCCGACGCCAAACTCGACTACTCGCGACTATTTGACGGCAACGTGTGCGATTGTTTGCGTATCGCTCACAAAGAATGCATCTACAGTCCTAATCGATTGCAAGCCAAAGAACTTTTGGACTGTCCCACGTGGCCCTACATGGTCGTCAATTTGACCAACGCGTGGCTCATGAAACGCGCCTATGATACCAACAATCCCGATAGCAATTATCGCAAAGATACCATCGTTCGAAACGGCATGTCGGGCATGAAAGGATTTCCCAACGATTCTTTTTACGAAGGTTTCGTCTATCCGGGCGAATACGCCGTCCCCGATTTGTGCAGCAGTAAACCCGATCCGTTTTTCGACGAAATGCAACCCGGTCTGACGTCCGGTGGTCAGCCACTCAACATGTCGCGTCGCAATCCACCGTGGTGGTATCCTCAAGATTGCTCTTCGACGGCTTGCGAATTCCCCGACGAAAAATGTTTGACCGTCGTCAGCGACGGCTCGTATGGTGGATCTCAATCCAAGGGCACCTTTAAACGTTGCTATCGCGACGGAACGTACACGATCGGCAATAAAGCTCCCGCTTCGGCGTCACGTAGCGGCTTTGTGCGCGAATACTTGACGACCGACCTGAAAGACGACTGTCCCGGCGGTTTCCCGCCCAACATTTGCGCCGACGTTTCTCCGCGCGATTATCGCGGCTACTGGACGTACCCTTTAGTCGGTTGCGGATTGTGGTGGACCGTCGGCAAATCGGTGGCCGTCAACACTAAACTCGGTCTGCTCTTGGCTCCCAAATCGGAACAGGGATTGGGTCTGGATTTCGATAAACTCATGGAATTGCGCACGCAAACCAACGCTTTCGAACAGAATTTGTTCCAACAAGTCAATCGAGTCATGCAAATCATTCGCGACGGTAGCGTACCCGCTAACGGCACCATGTGGCCGGCTATGACGTTGGACGTATTGAAACAGCACGGTTACAAGGGCGCTCAGATTGCCGATAGAACGCAAGCCTTCAGCGCCGCCAAAGATCTCGTAGCCTACTGGTACAAAGAAGGCTATACGGGTCTCGATTCCACTCCTCACGGTTTCAATTACAATTACTCGAAATATTTCCCGTTGGGTTGTCATTTTTCGTACGCGTCTCGTTTCGATCATTTGCTCACCTCGTACATGACGGTAGCCAAATTGGATTCCATTCAGTTTTTAGTGGAACCGCAAAACGTCAAAGTCGGTCTGCGTCCGGCCTACATGTTTGAAATTTTCAGCAAGAAACCTCGAACGGCTGATGCTATGGTCGGTTCGGCATTCCAAGATTTCAGTATCACGTCGTGTCGCGCGTGCTACAGTCTCGATCCGGGACCTCAAATCGAACAGTACATCAAGTACGGCTACTTGCCGGCATCGGCCGTCACCACCAAGAAACTCATCGATCCCGCCGTCTTTTTGGCTCGTGCCAGTGCCAAGAGTTTCACTCCGGCCGTGCTTTAAGTTTGCATCAGAAAGCCTCATCGCCTACAACATAAAGATAATGAGTACGCGTGTCGTTTTGAAACGCGTCGAAGACGAACAACGTCTACGCGATCGTTTTACGGTCGTTCTCGAAGACAAGACGACTCGCGTGTGTTTTGTCGACGGTGTTTGGCCGACGTTCAGTGTCCCTTTCTCGGCCGTACCGACGAGCGGCAACAATCGCTTGTATCGACCTTGTCTCTCGTTTCCCCGATTCACGGGCACGTTGCGTCCCGAACAGGTCAATATTCATCAAAATGCTCGCATCAAATTGGCCGAAACGCACGTTGTCATGATTAGCTGTTTTCCCGGTTTCGGGAAAACCATAACCACCCTGTCGTTGGTGTGCTCTCTTCGCTTGCCGGCCATCATCGTCTGTCATCGCGTCTGTTTGGTTCAACAATGGCGCGAATCGATCGCCACGTTTTGCAGCGGCGATGCTCTCGTCGTCGACTTGCCAGGCTACACGGGCACCGACTATCATTTTGGCATCATCAACATTGCCAACGTTCACAAATTAAACGACATCCCGGTCGATCACGTGCTCGTCACCGATGAAACCCACTTGTTGCTCAGCGAAAAACGCAGTTTGAATTTGTTGAAATTCTGTCCCAAACGATTCATCGGCTTGACGGCGACACCCTATCGTCCCGATGAACTGCACGTCTTGTTTAAATTTTTTTACGGTGAAAATTTCATCGTGAAAAAATTGTTCAAAAAACACGATATCTACACGGTGTACACGGGCATAGTGATGCTCGAGCGGCGCATTTACGGCAAACTCGACTGGAACTACATGTTGGAACAGCAAGCCACCAACGTGCAGCGTCATCGTTTACTGGTCGACATTATTCAAACGTTCCCCGCTGACCGCACGTGGCTCGTGCTCGTCAAACGCGTGGCTCACGGTGAAGCGTTGCGCGATTTACTTTTGACCGTGCGACCGTCGCGCGTCGTCAGCCTCCTCACGGGCAACGTGCACACGTACGACAAACAGTGCGACATTTTGATCGGCACCGTTGGCAAAATCGGGACGGGTTTCGATTTTCCCAAATTGGATTCCCTACTCGTCGCTGCCGACATGGTTCAATACTATATCCAATTTCTGGGCAGAGTCATGCGAACGAAAAACGTGCCCGTCGTCGTCGACGTGGTCGACCAGCACGCCATCATGAATTTGCACTACTTGTCTCGCAAAAAAGAATATCTCGAACACGGAGGGCGCATCATCAATGCCAACGAACGCGTTCGAGATTTAACCACCACCACTACTAACCCGTAGCGGCGGCGGCTTCGACGTCTCGCGAAACGATCGTCACGTGCAACGATTTACATTTCATGGGAAAGACGAAATGCTTCCTGAATTCGTCGACAAATTCGCTAAAAATAGTCAATCGAAGATCAAAGACGGTCGTCTGTTTGGTTCTATAGATGAAAGAATTGAGCGATTCCGTGTGATGCCTCAGTCGGCACATGTTGTGACTTTCGTTGACAAACACCCCGGGACCGATCAGTTTAGTTTTCTTGCAAAAATCGTATTTACATCGGGTAATATTGGTAAAATGATGCGCGAATTTACACAGATTATTGTAGACGCACGGTTTCTTTAGCAAATAGAGTCGACAGAGTTTCACGTTGACGACGCGTGACGGCACCGTCGGATGCCTCGTGTTCCATCGCTGAGGTATCGTGTACACTTGGACGTGATTGTTGAACATTTTATCGATATCGTCCGTCGACTCGAACAAATTATAGTGGATAGGTTTCGGAAATATATATCGTCTTTTTTTGGTTGTCATCTCGTCTGGATCGTCATCGTCGTCATCGCCACCGCTGCTGCTGCGATATTCGACAATGGCCGCGTCTCCATCGTAATCGAAATAGTCATCCAACTCTTCTTCGCTGCTGACGAGCAAGTCGTCTTCGGGTACCGCCGCGATTTCATCCGACATTTTTCTATTGTTCTTGACCAATTCTTTATCATCTTGAATTACACAACATTTTTTGAAAAATTAATTTGTCTTGTACAATTCTTTGACGCGTTGCAGCGTCTGTTCTTCTTTGCCCAGTCGACGATTGACGTGGTTGTGAAACGTGAACCAAAAGTAAAACAAATTGGCTTTGTTCAGACACGCCCATGTCAACGCTTCTCCTCCCATTTCACTCGTGTAGGTGTAGGCCAAATGTTGGGCTGCCGTCGTCGGCAACCAGATGTGAAACGTTTCGAGAAATTGACGCATGCGCGTCTGATCTGCAAACGTGGGTTGATCTCGATACGTCAACGCCGTCATGTGTAAAAAGAACCAGAATGGCGGTCCCCATCCCGCCACGCGCGTCGAATACATGTTTCTGGCTTGCATTAAACCGACGAGCGGTTTGTGAAGGCGTTGATTGACGGCGTTGTGAAAATGGACGTAAAACTCGAAAAGCGATTGACGCGACATGGTCGCTTGCAATAAATTGGATTTCGACACGTAGTCTCGAGCGTGTTGCTGACAATAGGGACAGGGTAACAAATTGGGCAACAAGATGAGAAAGTCAATGGCCGCTTTTACGTGAGGCGACGATGGTGTCGCCGGATAGGCCAGACTGCTCGTGTGTAAAAAGAACCAAAAAGAAGGTCCCCAATCGGTCGTCGATCTAAACGATGATCTGTTTGCGTTCATTTATTGGAGGTTATTAAACGTAGTCGTACATGACGTTCATTTGCGGCGCAAAACTGGCTCTACGATGGCGACGACTCGACCGACGCATGGTACGTCTCATGGTCGTGGCCGAAGCGCGACGTTTAGACTTTCGGCGTTTAGTTCGACGAGACTTTCTACGCGATTTCTTTGTCACTCTGGCCATGAAACACTTTCGTTTTCCATTGGCCCTAAAGCAAACTTTTCTCTTTCTAGTACGAGCTACCATTTTATTTAAATAAAATTAATAACGGCGGCGACGTTTGCTGGTCTTGCGACGTTTACTAGATTTGCGCGACTTTCTTTTTGAACGTCGCTTGGAGCGACGTTTGGACTTGCGAGATTTGCGACGAGCCTTGGCTGCCGCCGGTCCCAACAGGAAATCCGGTGGCGGTGGCAGCTCAGCCTCTATTGACGGTGTCAGAAATACTGACGGTGCGTCTTCCGCGAGATCTAGGGAGGGATCGTAATTTCTCGGTCCAAAATAGGTCGTCTTGGGGTACGGACGACGACGAGTGTACCTTCGTCTCGTCCTTCTTTTGGTAGTGACACGTTTATTGGACCCTCTTTTAAACCAATAACATCTCTTATAGTATCCTTTTCCTTTTCTAGATTTGACCATTATTATTTATTAATATCAATTGATTTTAAAATTGCTCACAAATTTTAATGTAGTTTGTGTGTACACACGATGAATGATTTAGAAAAGTTTGATTTCAATCTGGACGCTCGCGATGAGGACATGTGGTCGTTGCTGGCATTTGTCCAAGTGTACGACATCAAGAGTCTTCCGGTCGAAGTGTCGCAACAGTTGACGCGGTTCTATTGCGACAAAATTCGTCAGGTTTCGAAACAAACAGGTCGTGACGTCATGGACGACCATTTTCTCAATACGGTTCACTATTGCATTTGTCGTGGCTACGAATTTTTTCGTAACCTAACACCCTTCAAATTGCGCGTGTGTTTGGCGACGCGATCGCAAGTGAATGCCTACTGGCTCGAACGCATTGCTTCGTTGATGCAATTTCTATAAGTTCCAATATTTTTCATGGAATATTGGAACTATTTCTTAATATAAATCTTTGATTCGAATAAAGAAAAATGATGCAAACACTTCAATCGAATGCTTTCGAGACTCTTGTCGTAGAGTTCAAAAAATATCTGGCTTTACAGGTGCCGTCCGAGTTGGCCGTCGTCTTTCTGACGGGTAGCGACTGCAAGTATTGCGTGGAAATGCGAGAGGTCATTGATCGTGTCATGCCTCGCTATATAGGCAAAGTGCAATTTTTCACCGTCAATTTGAGCGAGAACAAGTCGGTCGTCTCGAAAGCCGAAGGTAGCGTCTATCAGGATGGCAGCGACGCTTCCATTCAACACGTACCCATCGTTATTTTCTATCGCAAACAAATGCCCATCGCTCGTTTCAAGGGTCAGTACAACGAACACGATTTCGCTCAGTTCATCGCGTCCGCGATCGAAGGTTCGGTCGCGGTTCCAGCTTACGCTCCGCCTCCGTCGTACGCGCCACCACCCGCCGCCGCCGCTGGGTATCCAGTAGAGCAGCCGGTTGCCGCCTCCGCTTATCAGCAGCAGCCGTACGCCTATCAACAGGCAACGCCGCAACAGTATCAGCAGCAGCAGCAGCATTATCAACCGACTGCGGCGACGGCACCGGCTAAACTTCAGCAATCGTACTACAACACTCCGTACCGTCAACCTCCTCTGCAGCAGCACCAACAAGATCTCTACAACAGACCGGGAGCAGCTGCCGCCGCCGCCGACAACGCGCCCAGCATCGAAAACTGTAGCGGACGTAAATTTTGCTATTCTACCTACGCAAATGCTTATAACAGTTGTTAAATAATTGTTTGATGTAGATAAAAATGGAGAAGCACATTGAATGGCTATCTCGCAAAAGCGATGTGTTGAAAATGTTTTTCATGATGATTCCCGTCGGCGACGCTTTCCATTTACCCGATTGCAGTTGGGCGTCAGAGACGCGAGGACCCGACACGTGCGTCTGTCAGCACATTATGTGGCGCGTTTACGGCGTTTTGACTAGCAGCAGCAGCAACGGCGGCGACGGCCCTCAGTCGCTCGTATAGCGCTTCCGTCACGTAATCTGGACAATCGACGTGCACGTGATCGACGTAGAAAACGACAGCGACAACGTCAAAGGTCACATGTCGTCACGCGAATTCTCTCAACCATTTCAATGTCGACTCCAAATAACGACTCGTGTACGCTTCTGTAAATGTTGCCGTTTCCTTGTACCATTCTTGATATGTTTTTATCCAATACATGAGTACCCCCTGTAAGTCTTTTGATTCCAATGTCGCGTGACACGCTTCGATGGGGACGATAGAGTCGTCGAGGTGAAACAAGTGCGTAAACAATTGGTTTTCGCGCAACGTCCGGACGCTTTTCCAGCGACCCACATCTCGCCATTGTCGTTCATTATCGCTACAGCTGCTGCTACCGCTGCTGCTACAATCGGAATTGTAACCCGAAGCTCCTCCTTCCGTTGTGGGCGGAGTTTCATCTTCGTCGCGTGGGTAGTCGGCGCATTGAGTCACTCGCGCTAGCAAATCAAAAAGACTGCGTTTGAATTGTCGATGGCGTCGAGCGTGTCGCAACCCGACTTCAAATTCCACGCCCCAATGCTGAAAATTCTTTTGCAGAATGTAAATGTCGTGGATGGGACAAAAGACCATAGGATTCATGTAGTGATGCGTTTGAGTCATGGGCGCGCGTAAACCTGTCACGCCCCGACAGTAGCTGAACCCGAAATCGATCATGATGGGACGATAGTCATCGTACGGCAATATGGTACGCGTGCCGTCGTTGAACGTGTACACGTGTTTACTTTGCGACGCTTTCACCATAAGAATGTTGTCGAAATGCAAGTCGTAATGGGTGAAATCGCAGATTTCTCTGGCCACTTTGAGCATGCAATAGAGATGCAAATAAATGAGCTCTTTTTCGCTCGTGTTCAGCTCGTCCATAGCGTCGTACAGAGTGAATTCGTGTTCGATAAACTCCATGACAATACACTGCGATTTCGCCGTTTCCTTATAGTCCAGCAGTCGAGGGAAAAAAGATTTCATTCTCTGGTCGCTGTTCAAGACGAGCATAACGTCGCGTTCGTGTTGCAAATTCACGTCCGGTAAGCTATTGGTCTTGTAAATGGCTTTCTTTTTTTTATATTTTCCCTCGTAGACGGTGCCGTAGTTTCCTTGTTTGGATAGTTTTTTCATCGTATATGTGTGTTTATGTGTCTCGGTTGATTCTTTTTAGGAGCCAAATAAATTTGATTCACCACGATTACCTGTAAATTTTACAGATATATTGAACGTCGAGCTAAAAGAACGTATTACCACAATAAAAATGACTGAAAAGATGGTTTCTCAAGAAAAGATGGTTCGTCAAGGAAAGTTGCACGTGCGTCAAAAGAAGCAGACGCGCAACGAGAGCATCAAGTCGTGCAAAGAGACACTGGAACGGCTCATCAACACCTATCAGATGGAGCCAGAGTTTGCTCACGATTTGGAAGAGTTTAGCAAGCTCTTTGCGTCCATGTTGAAAACGCTCGAAACGGTGAAAAAGACGCGCAACAATGCCAACACGGGATTGGGTAAGAGTCGACCCGTCACGGCCGCCACGCGCGCTTTCATCAAGCAAGTGTCTGGCGACGACAACGACAACGGGGCGTGTTCTCGTTCCGTTCTCACCAGTCTCATCAGCCGCTACGTCAAGGAAAAGCAACTTCAAACCCACGAACGCAAAACCTTGTTCCAATGCGACGAGGCGTTGTGTAGCATTCTCCAATGTACCGCCTCCATGTGCAACGATGCCAAGAAATTGGAAAAGTACTTGGAACTCGAGTGCATTCAAAACCGCGCCTACATGCAACAGTATATAATCGGCTTACTCGAGTCTGGTTCAACCATTGAGTTGGCGGACGAGCTGAAGTTGCGTGAAAACGATTTGATTTCCTGGACAGAATTACAGAAGATTTTGTTTTTAACTTTCGAAGATGAACAGCAAAGCAGCCCTAGCCAATAAATTTGCCGAGAAAGCCGGTTTGACCGATGCCAAATCGACCACCATCCCATCGTGTAAGTCCATCAACAAGCCGGCCGGACTTTTTATTGGCGAAGACAATTTGAAGTCTTCTGGATGGAAACCTGAACTGATGGCTGTTGGAAAACCTCATAAACTTGTAACTCGAAAACTCGACCCCATTACCAAAGGCTTTGAAGAAAAGCCAGGTATTCTTTTGGATGCTCCACGCCTTCTCATTTTACGTTCGTCACCGTTACTTTGTAAAAATCTTAACACTGGTTATGTTGATGGCTTGTGGAATGCTCCTCTGCACAAACCGGTATCTTATTTGAGATGTATGAGACGTCATTTAGTTTTGTTTGTCGATGAAAAAAATGAGCCGATGCACACTCGTCCCATTCAATTGAGTGCTATGGGACATTTTATGTATAACTTTGATAAAATGTATGAGAAATTTGTTGTCACCATGATGGCCCAGGAGAACTTGCCTTTTGGCGGTAAATTGGACGACACTACGGACAACAAACAGCTCTACTTTTCCAGCTTGTTTGTTTACGCTCCTATTTTCCAGTCGCAAGCCGTCGGCACGCCACCCAATTCGTCGATGGCGTGCATCACTACCGATTTCAAACCCAGCGTCATGATTGAAGCCAACGATGAGCACATGGAAGTTTTCCAAGCCGGAAAGAATTGGTGGAAAAAGGCCGTCAAAAGTTTGTCGTCACTGGAACCTTCTCCCACTCCAACCGTGGTCGACTCGAATTTCGGCGGCGGCGAGAACATTATCTACGAAGAAGAAGTCGACTTTTAATTTTCTTTGTGTTGGTAGTCACATGTAGTAGTGATGGTAGAAAAACAGTAGTTGGTAGTAGTTGGTAAACTTTCAATATTTTTCACATTTTAAATATTGAAAGTATATAACAATAAAATATGTCTGACGTGATAAAGTTGGAAAAATTGCCCAATTATGATTGTATTTTGCCCAACCAATACACGTATAAAGATCGAAAAGCTAGAGGTTCGAAAATTATCATTGTCGGCAAACCCGGTTCGGGTAAATCGACGTTGCTCAAATCGATTCTGAAAGCCAAAAGCGATATCATTAAAACGGGCATTGCCATGTCCGGCAGTGAAGGTGCCAATGAATTTTATAGGGAATTTTTCCCGCCACTTTTCGTCTACGAAGAGTACGACGATCAAGTGCTAGCCGACGCTTTGACACGTCAATCCAAGGTTATTAGCAACAAGGAATTGGCCGACGAAGACAAGTGGTTGGCCGTCATTTTAGACGATTGTGCAGATCAGCCTAGCGTTTTTAGACAGAAAATTCAGAAAACTTTGTTTAAAAACGGAAGTCATTTTAGAATGTTTTACATTATATGCATGCAATTCGCGTTGGACATGCCGTTGAACGTGCGCACGGCCGTCGACGGCGTCTTTCTCTTTCGCGAAACCAACTTGGAATCGCTCAAGCTCATGTACGTCAACTACGCCGCCATCGTGCCGTCGTTTGACTTGTTCAAACAACTCATGCTCCACTACACGGGCGACCATCAATGTCTCTTTTTGAACAACGCTCTCCAGTCCAACGATTGGAAACAGTGCGTCTACTATTGTAAAGCCGACGTGGTCGACGGTTCGTGGCGTTTCGGTTCTTTCGACCTGCACCAATGGAACAACGAACGATTCAATCCGTTGTGGGACGATCCAGAGTATCAAATGAATCAAGCACTCAAAGAGTTGCCTACTACTAATCGCTAAACATTTGCGTCCATATCGGTGTTCCGTCGCTTTTACGCACGGCGCCGACACCGATTCGTTTGTACGACGTGCCCAAAATATTGCTACGGTGACCCGGTGAATTCATCCATCCTCGCATGACGGCTTCGGGTGTCCCGTAGCCTGCGGCGATATTCTCTCCTATGGCTCCCCACGGGTAGCCGGCTTTACGAGCCCTATCTCCCGGAGTTTCGCCGCTGGGATTGTTATGATCGAAAAATCGTCGACTGTTCATGTCGGCGCTGTGCGCGCGGCTAATGTCGGCCAATTTGGAGTCAAACACCAGTTGAGCTAGACCGCGACTCGATCTTTCGGCGTTGGTGATTCTCGCCACTTGACCTTCCCATCCATCAGGAGCCGGTAGAGAAGGTTCAGCTGGTCGTCGCGGTCCCGAAGACGACGAATTCAACAAGATAAGCACCACTACAAAGAGTAGAAACCCACCAAAGACCAATAACATTTTTTGAGAATTTAACATTTTATCTCTATTAAAGGTAGATTATTGTAAAAAAAACTAGGCCGCCATGACGACAAACAGCAGCAGCAGCGTCTACATTATCGACGATTTGTTGGACGAAATCGACGTGTTGAATTTGTTGGCGGCCGTTTCGGACGAAAAGGAGAATTTCTTTCCAACGGGCACTGTGACCAACGCGGTCGACTATCGTCGATCGACCATGATGAATGTGACACCGGCTTTTATTCGACAACTGTTTCACCATAAAGTGATCTCTTTACTGCCCGAAATGTGCCGTCATTTATGGCATCCCGATTTCATCTTGGACGACTCGGCTTTCGAGTGTCAAGTGACTCGCAGCGGTCACGGTGATTTCTATTTGGAACACACGGACAATTGTACACCGTGCGAATTACGCGAACTCACCTACGTCTACTATTTTCACACCAATCAGTTCACCGGTGGAGAATTGGTCTTTATCGACGATGGCACTATTGTGAAACCGCTTCGAAACCGTCTCGTCGTTTTCGATTCGTCGCGCATGCATCAAGTGTTGCCCGTCACCGTGACGGGTGCCAACACGTTCGAAAACGGTCGTTTCACCGTCAACGGCTGGATCCGACGACGTGCCGACCCGTAAAAAAATTCAAAATAAGATGTGTGTTATTTTGAATTTTGTATATGCGTGTGCGTGTGTGCGTGTGTGTGTTTAATATCGCGTGGCGATAGTGACGTCGCCAACATTGTTGACCATTTCTCTGTAGAGTGGAATCATGCCGCTCGTTTGCATGACCATTTCGTTGTCGGGTGAAAATTCGGCTCCCGCGTTGATGTTGTGTCCACCGTACGTGGACTGGTATTTGAGCAAACCCAATTCGTTGGTGGTGTCGTTGTGTCGACCGCCCATCACCGTCATGGCTCCTTCGCGCAAATCAATGTGCGGCGTGACGGCCGGTTTGAACCAATTGTCGCCCGATAGAGGAGCGATAGGCAAATCGCCTCGAATGGGATCACCGAGAGAAAAGAGTCGGCTCATCTTGTTGGCGTAGACGGCGCGCGGGTAAATGACTGGCTGCAATTGACCGCTATGGCTCAAACCCAACGGGTTCATGGGATCCACGGCCAAGTATTGCGTGTCGGGTACGGGTCCTTGCAGAGCCGAAGTGTAGGGAACGTCGGCGACGCGCGGTGCCACGTTACTCGTCTGATTGGGAGGCACAGTGTAATTCAAGGTGAAATTGGTGGTGGGCGGTGCCAACATATCGCTAGCTTCAGCGCGACGCGGACGCACCAGCATGTCGCTGCTCATCATTCTTGCCGGTTGAGGCACCATCGATGCCGCCGGTTGTCTAGTGGTGTTGTAATCGAGCGTGGTCGTCATGGCTCGAGGAGGAGGCTCTTCGAATCGATACGACAAGGGCGGCATGAATGTTTCAATGAGGGACGGCGATTTTCTTTTCGTCCACGCGGCGCACAATCCGACAGCAATTAAAAGTGTCAATATAACTTGAATCATTTATTATTAACATCCACATGTTGTGAAATATTTTGCGAACGACTGAGCGCGTCTTTAGCGTCGAACGAGAAAATAGTAAAGGCCGATTCCTGCAGCCATAGCAGCGATGAAAAATCCTAGGCAAGCGTAATCCATATTTTATTATAACGTGGTTTTAATCAAATCATATCCTTGTTGAAAAAGTTTTATTTTCGTCTCATGATCCAACGAAATGATGGATTCCACTCCGCCTCCGTCGGCTTCGAATTCGTAGAGACGATGAATTTTCGAGCACGCTTCGAGACGCGACTTGTCGAGCAAACGACTCGGTACACTAAAGACAATGTCGACCAATTCTTTGAGACCCGGTGCCGGTGGCGGAAGTGTCGTCGGCAACGGTAACGTTCGCGGTCGAAAACATAGAGCCATGATTCGTTCGCTGAAATCAAAATCTTGAGCCACATCGACGGCCAAATTGTTGACGATGCCTCCATCCATGTAGACGTGCTGGGTTTCGACGCAGCGCGGCAACGTTCCCAACGGGATGGCGCAACTGAAGAGAACGGCGTTAATGACGCTATAGTCGGGTGTAGTGATGACGCTGAAAATCTCTTGTCGCCGCATCGTCACGTTGAAGGCAATGACAAAAAAAAACTTGCCAGTTTTTTTGAATAGTTGCTCGAACGTGACTTGAACATCGAGATAGGTGGGCATAACGGTGGGCAGTAGACTGTGCACGTACGGCGGCCGCGTGCTAAACTGGAAAATCTTTTTCAACGGCAACAGATCGTACTGTTGCGACGGCGTGTGACCGCACAGGAACAGCAAACAAATGATGCTACCGACGCTCGTACCGCAATACGTCGTGATGCGTTCCAAATGGCCGTGCTCTTTCAAGTAGTGCAAGCCGCCCAAATACTGGACGCCCTTGAATCCTCCGCCGCCGATGACGAGCGTGTCGCACAGCTCGGTTCTCTGACAATTTCCATTACCAATATCGAAATTGTAGTGATGGAAATGGCCCATAATTTATTTATATCGTGTGTGATAAATATATTATTTTTCTTGGAGTGAATTTTTTAAAGATAAAAATGAATAAGACTCCAATTTACAAAATTTTGCACAACGACAACACGGCAGATAGGCTGGACCGTTTGGAACGTTTGTTGGAACGCGTGCTCCAGCAACAGCAGCAGCGAATAATGCCAGCGGCGGCAACAATCGCTACACCCCCCACCATGTACGCTCCTTCGAATGTGGTCAAGAGCCAAGCGGATTGCGTCAAATGCGCGACGCGGGCCGCCACGTCGGAAAAGGTGCTCTATTTCGCTCTCGGCGGTGTTCTCGTTCTCCTCGTCACTTTGACGATTAAAAATATGAAAAATAACCGAGGCCAAAAGTACGGCAGATAACCTTAAAAAGTGGAAACATGTTTTGCGATTTCTGTATGTTTAGTAGCGCCAACGACGGGGAGTTTAAGAAACATTTTCGTCGCGCCCCCTGTCGCACGGCTCGATCGATTCTTTTCTGTTGCAAATTGTGCGACTATGTCGGCCACTCGATCAAAGACATCAAGAAGCACGCGTGCACTCGCGTTCGCTTCGAATTCAACGAAATGGAACGTTTGCGAACGGCGCAACTTTTGCCGACCCCTCATCAACTCGTCACCACCGTCGCCGAGCACGAATGGTACAAGATGGAACAACAATTGAAAGAAGTACGCGTCATCATGAACAATCCCAACTTGCAATTGACGCACGTGTCGCTGAGTAATCGCGAACAATTGTTGCTGGTGCCCGGTAAATTGCTCTACTCGCTGTGTCAGTACCGCAAATGGCTTCACGCCCCTCACGTCGGATTGCCCAATTTATCGGTGGAAAACATTTGTCAAGTGATTCGCAATCGTCGCTACGCCGATCGTTTTTTCGTTTTCCAAGTGCACGACGAATGCGATGTGCGTCACTATTTCAAACTCTTGTTCGCCAAAGCCGATGCCGCCTATTGGCCTTTTTGTGTCGACAATGCCACCATCACGCATTGGGTGTACAATTCGACGTGGTGTCCCTTTTCGAAAACGGTCGACGGTCAAGTGTACGTCAAACAGACGCGCGACGAGCTGTTGAACGCGCTCTACGAATCGCGCTACACCAATTGGCATTGGTCGCGAATGTCTCGCGGCGATTTCCATCGATTCGTGTGTCGCGAGTGGACGACGTTGCACTACAAGAACATCATAAAAATCGTGGGCAGTCTGGCCGATGTCATCAATCACCAGTGGACAGATTTGGAAGCGGAGCAGGGACGCGTTCGCGAAAAAATCGAGAAACTCTTTCCGACGCTTTTCGATTTTGTGAGTTTTTGGGACGCGGGCGTGGACGCGGTCGTCAATCGAGTTGAGCTCAACGATTTGACTCTTGACGACGTGGATCTGTACGAGTGTGTGGAACTGTCGTTGACGTTCGAAGAGGCCGTGTCTCGTTTTGTCGGCAAGAAAAAGCAACGCGGATGGCTGCCTTTGATGCGAGTTTTTCGCTCGAGCAATTGAATCGTCACTACGGTTGCTCGGCTCCCAATAAACGCGTCTTGTACGAAATGATTTTCGGTGTGCCCGTGACGGACGACGACGTTTGGAATCTCCCCGTTTTCGACGAGTACAAGAAAAAGGAACAAGAATTCGAAAAGTATATCGTGTCGCCTCACGATGTCGAAGAAGGTGTTCTCATTTGTCACAAGTGTAAATCGAAAAAAATCACGGCCTACAGTCGTCAGACGCGCAGTGGCGACGAACCGATGACCGTTTTTGCTAAATGTAGTATGTGTCAACATCAATGGGTTCAATAAATGAGAAGACCACAAGTCCTTTTTCTCGTCTTGTTATTTCTAACGATTGGTCTAGTTGTAGTCATTATTGCTAAGCAGCGACGACGCGTTCGCGAGTCGTACGTCATCAATTCACCTTCGGCCGTCTCGTTGTTGCATCGATTGAGTGAAGCCATGCGCGACATTTTAAGTAGTACTAGTAGTGGTGGTGGTGGTGGTGACTACTTGACGGCCATGTTGAACGGTCGCGACGTGTACAACGAGTTTACCATGGAGGAGGGTAGTCGATCGTACACGGAGAATAAGAAACGTATCGTCGTCTGTTTACGTAAAAACCCCAATGAATTCTATTCGTGGAACAGTTTAATGTACGTCCTGTGTCACGAGGTGGCGCACGTCATTTGCGACGAATTGCATCACACGGAGAAATTTAACGCCATCAACGCGGCGCTTTTAAAACGCGCTGAGACGTTGGGCTACTACGATCCACGAGTACCGTTCGAATCGAATTATTGTGGTTTATAGAATTATGATAAAGTATAGAATAAAAAGAAATATGGACGCCAAAGATGTTTACATTGTTCCCGTTTTCGGTGGCTACGGTACACCCAGCCAGGTGGCACCCGAACGATTGGTCAAGGGAGGCTACACGCGCATGACGGACGCCTACACGGGTAAAGATCAAGTGGTGACGTACGTGCGTCGCACTATTATTCCCGAATAAGCGGAAAAAAATTGCTAGCTAAATTGGATACAATTACCTAGTAAATAAACAGAGAAAAATATGGATATCGAATCCGGACACGAAGAAGTTTACAAGCCGTTGACGACTAAAAAGCATGCTCCGCCAGAGTCTCGAGCGTCGCGTCGCTACGCGCTCTTTCTAACGGCTACCAAAGTGCTCTGTTTGTTGATGGTGTTGAGTCTTTTGGGATACTACGTCTACGTGACGGTGACGATGGACGACGCGACCGCTCAGTTGGTACGCGACGTGAGTAAATTGAAACAGCATCATCATCATCAGCAGCATCGCAACAAGACCAGCAACGACGACGTTCCCGAATGGTTTACGCAAGTGCTCAATTTGACGCGCAAAGGTTTCGTTCACATTAGCCTGCAACCGTTCCCCCCGGAAGCTCCCGAACCAACCACGCACAGGCGTCCCACTACGTCTACAACCACTACGCCTGCAACCACTACTACGTCTACAACCACTACGCCTACAACAACGACGTCTACAACCACTACGCCTACAACAACGACGACTGTTGAACCTCCCACGACTAGCAGTACTACTACGTCGACGACAGAGAGTACTCCTGAAGATAGTACGACCGAAAGCACTACGACGACCACCGAAACTATCGATCACGATTATACACTTTAAAAAAACTTTTAATTTCAAAATGTATTTTAGACATGTTGAAATTAATTAATCTAGTTTATGATAGTTTGTATGATGAATGGTTCTCTTGAAATTGTTTTCGTGTCACGTGTCTGCGTTTTAACGGGTAATTACACAATGGAAGATTACGTCATGACTCGCCATCAACCGCCTTTGCTGGCTTCCGATTTCAGGAACCAAATCATGGTCGGCTACGACGGTCGACGCTATGATAGCGTGGCCAATTCTCACGGCAGATACTATTGGCGATGCGTCGACAAGACGTCGTGTTGTCGTGGGTTGTACGATGAATCGTTGCCTCGAAAATTGGAAGCCATGAACGAAGACGTGGACGCGTTTGTTCATCTGCTGGAGAGCGACTCGTCGCTTTCGTTTAGCAGTTTTTCTCGTTCGTGGTGGATGCGAAAACCGTTGACGTTTCTCAAAGAGATCGCCATGTATCACGGTTGGCGAGAAATAGATTTCCTTCCGAAAGCCATGAAAATGAATTATATCGATTATTTTATGTCGTACCCGTCGTCGGCCGAAGCGTTCGGCGACCAACTTTTTTTGAAAAAATATTTCGTTTCGCGTCGTCAAATCACCGACGCCTACCTGTCGCGTCTCACTCTGGAACAATTGACGCGAGTCATTGCCTGGTTCCGATTGGATGTCACCGCCGACTACAAAAAAGCCATCATCGGCTACATTCAATCGGGATTAAATTTGAAATAATAATTTTATATATCTTTTTTAGGATATGTAAAATAAGACTGTGTGCGTGTGTGAATAAATGTGCGATTACAGTAAATTTTGCACGACCGACGACGTCAACTACCAAAGTTTGACGACGGAAATCTATCTCAACGCCAGTCTACAGACACTCAATCAGATTTTGAAAAAAGTTTTGGATTTCGAAGCCGAACGCGTGGATCTCATCAGCTACGACGACATACCGTACATTATCGAACGTTTCAAAGGCATGCCCGACTACGCCTCAAAAAACGCCATCTACTTTACTTTGGGTTATTTGGCTCTGCGTCACGAGTGGGACGTGATTTGGAGAGTTCAAGAATTATTTTCGACATGGCTTGATGTCCCTTTAGCATCTCATCACACGATACGCTACTATCGCTATCTAAAACTTGCACCATCTGCTGCAAGTCTTTGATTTGAATCAGTTTGAAAATGATGGCATTATTGATGATGAGGTAAAATTGTTTCTTGTCGTAGGGACACTTCATGACGAAGCGTTCGAGAATGTATTGCTTGACGCACGATCGATTCGTGTCGCGAATGTCTTCGTTTTCCTGACGCAATGAATCGATAGTTTGATGAACATTTTTCGGTAACGACGCCGACGACGACAAGATGTACTTTTCGACGTAAACTTGTTGGCTGCGAGTGGTGCAACGGCTGAGCAGAGCGACGTGATCGACGTTTTTGATTTTCATCTCTCGGAGTGCCGCGCGTTTGTTTGTTTTAGTAAATAATTTCTTGAGGTATAAGATCGACAACGGGATCGGGGGTCGGTGTGATTTCCGCCGGTTGAACGAACGCCGATTGCGGTTGAGCCATACCGTTGTAGTCGAAAGGCATGGTGTTCATCGTGTCGAGCGATTGCATGTCGTGCGGCAACGTGCTGCCGTTTTCCTCCACACCGTAGGGATCGACAACGGGTTGCGGACCGGCCGCGTAGCCGTCCATCCACGAACAGCCGCCCAAACAGATGGACTGGTCTGCCGGCACTGCCGATTGAGATTGGGGCTTTCTGTTGCTGACGACGTAGATACTGGAGGTCGGCGACGACACGGCTGGGGAAACGCTGGTCGGCGAGTCGCGCGTTTTGTAGAACACGAATGAAAATAGCAAGACGACTGTGGTCGATAGAGCCAAAAATATGTAGTTCATCTTTATTGGAGTGAAAAGTTTTGAGTGGGCGGTAGAACCATATGCACGATTTCGTCCTTGTAGGTGACGGGTTTGGGCGGCATGGTCGGCGTCGGAGCCAGTCGCATCGACTGTTCCTGGCTGACGTTGTACATTAGGGATTGGGCATCGTAGCGATCGAGTTGCGCTATATCCCAATCGGATCGAATCAGAGTTACAATATCACTACTATTCATGGTTTTATTATGGAAGTTAAAAAATTGAGTTTCTATTTTAAACAAAATTAGGTTTAAAGAAGCGTTCTTGCCAACGTAAAACTCGCAAACATTATGGAGTATCTTATGAAGTTGAGTGAATTGTGTTTGTCGGCACCCGTTGCCGCTACCGTAGTGTCCACCGCTACCAACGCTGAAGCAGACGATGGTGCTCTTTTGGATGAAATCAAGCGTCATCAAATTGCCATGACGGACGACGATGGCACGTATCAAGTGTATTGTTCTTCTTCTCCTCAATCGGAATTCGAGTGTCTCATTCGCGGCTACATTTTCAAGGGACGTCAATTGATCTATCGAGGATTTCCTTTCACGGAAGAAATGACATGCGACAATGTGACGCGTCTGGACAAAATCAATCTGGCCGACTTTAAGATTTCGTGGTCGTACGAGGGAACGATCGTAAAATTTCTGTACGTCGACGGCAAATGGCTCATGACGACGCATCGCAAACTGAACGCTTTCAAATCGCGTTGGGCCAGCAAAACGTCGTTCGGTCACCTGTTTGTCGAAGCTTTGCAGAAAGATTACGGTTTCTCATCGTACGAAGACTTTCTCGACCAATTGCAAACGACGCGTCGCTACCATTTCATCTTGATCAACAACGCCGATAATCGTATCGTCGTTCGACCCGAATTGCAAAAAGAGAGCATCTATTTGGTGTTGGTGACGGACGAGCGCGATCAGCGGCTCAAAGTCCACGAAGCCATTGGATTCATTCCCATCAACGAAACGATTCGTTTTGATACGGTCGTCGATCTCGTGCGAGCCGTGAGTGCCATCAATCCGTTCGAAAAACAAGGCGTACTCTTGTTTTCCGACGACTACCGCGTCCAGTATCGCGTTTTGAATTCCGCCTACGCCGACTATGCCAGCGTGCGCAACAACATTTCGTGTCGAGCCTTTTGCTATTGCATCGCTCGTCGCGATGCCGATAAACGACGCAAGTATTTGGAATTGTATCCCGACAGCGCCCCGATCGCCGATTGGTTCGAATTGCGAATTCCCGTCATCGCGGCCGAATTGCTGCTGGCCTACAAGAATCGATACATCATGAAAAACTACGTGCACGTCAGCCAGGAGCGGCACGGTCTCTTGTTGAAAATTCAGCAATACTACGTGGAAACGAAACGTCACCACCCGGTTCACAAACGAATCACGTTGGCCGACGTGACGCGCATCATCAACGCGTACGACTATCCAGCTCGCGTCTTCAAAATAGCCTACCAGAAAGATAAACCTCAATACAATGGTGTCAAGAAATAAATACAAAAAAAATACCAATGTCTACTAGTTTTAGTATATCCCACCTGATTGTACAACCCGAACCAACCTCACCCTCCCTTAAAAATAGACATTGGTATTTCACACAATAAAAAAAGTTTACAACACTCGATTGCCTGACGTTTGGTCGCCCACAGTTGACTGTAGGAGTTGTTACGGCGTGTGTGTGTGTGTGTGCGTCGAATGATGAACTCTTTTATAGTTATCAACGGTCGTCGTACAACGTGTAACATTGGCAATGAAGTCATTTACTTGGAACGTCACGAGCTGACACCTAAGATTAGGATTGCGTATTCATCTTACAATTATTGGGAATCTATTAGTTGTCGCATAAAAGTCGGATTCGCCAGTGGCAGAACGAAATCTGGATTCATTTTTGGCAAATCCTATATGGGGTTTACATTTGAAGCCAGTGTAACTATCAACCTTGATCCAACTGTTATTCTACTAATGGTTTATCTGGACAATTGGATGTCGATAAAAAAATTCGAATGGGATTTACGATTTAAACCCTTTCCACTGGAATTAAAGTTACGGAGCGCCATTTGTATCCGTGCCAATAGTCTCGATACATCATCATTGCCGCAAAGTTTACAACACTACGTGGCTTCGATTGGTCAAGACGACGCCTAGCGTTGTGTGTCGCCTAGCGTTGTGTGTCGCCTAGCGTTGTCGTTGTCCGGCGCCGGCGGCGATTAGAGCGATGACGACGACAAAGACGGCGATACCGATGATGACGACGGCGGTGATGTTGACGGGCGACGATGGAGGAGGATTCGGTCTAGGCAGCGGCGACGGACCTGGCGACGGACGAGGCGGCGGCGGCGGCTGAGGTGGAGCTTCAAATTTGCAATTGATGGCGTTCTTATTGTCTGAAATGTTGACATTATTATTGTTTAAATTGTCGAAAACGATTTGGCAGACGTCAGATGGGCACGTGGCGTTTTTGACGTCTTGAGTTTTCAAATAGGGTGCCGTGGCGCACGCCGGATACCAGCACCCGTCATTGAAGGGAATATGGGGTTTGACGTTGCGATAATTGGGATCGGTGGATCGTTCGACGCATTTGCAATCGGGATTGTTGGGATGTTTGACGCAATAGTTTTGCACGATCGTGTCCTTGATGTCGGCCGTTTGAGTGTTGTAAAACAGGCGACACTCGTCTCCCACCTGCGTCGTGCTGTTGATGTTGCTGCACTTTTCAAAAGGTTTACCGCTTAGAGGATCCAGAGCGCACAGTGTCGCTTCGCTGCCGCACAGTCGTTCCATCATGAGTTTGTAATTGTCATTGTCACCGAATAAACGTTTGTAATTGTCAATGACGTTGATGCTATTCATTTCATCGATATCGTATTTGCAAACGAGATTGGGAGCTTTGACTTGCCATTCGACAGAGCTCAATGGATCTACGCGACCGTCATTGAGCCCGACGTCGCATTCTTTACGATCGGGAGGCACGCAAACGCGTCGTTGAGGGCAGAATCCACCGACGCACGATTCGAACGACGTGGTTTCGTCTTCGATGCCGCCCGTTTTGTTGCATGGCAATTGTTCTGTCGAGATACTGCATGTACCGAAAGAACACGCTTGGTCGGTCGTGTACGAGTCGCGCGTGCTTGTCTGTTTCTTGAATCCGGTGTAAGACATGTGTTTATAATAAATGTATATACCTTTTACGTTACCACGACAGGTGAAGTACGAGGTCAGAAAAAAATTGACTCTGCGACCCGAAGACAAAAGGAATACGATAAATGTCACAGTCGAAGAATGCGTTGATCCAGTTGAACGATTTGGCCATGAAACATGGGTTCCAAGTCAACACTACATTTTCCATCGCGATCTCGCCGATAGCGTCGACACATCATCAACCCCTGTTTACGTGTAGGTTGCAAGTGGACGAGATGGTGACGCGCGAGCACACGGGTCGCAGTAAACAGGAAGCCAAAAGAACGGCGGCTATTGAATTACTGGAACTACTACAACGTCATCACAATCGACAAAAGCCCTATTTTTCGGTACCCATCGATCCGTTTCTCTTTTGGAACGGGTCGGCTCACAAGGTCAGCGTCACGATGGGCGGTGAAACGCGGGTCGTTTCCGTTTCATGCGACCGCATTTCATATCACTATCGTCCGCCGCCGCCGCTGCCGGCGACCAATCAAACAACGGTATAAATTTGTTTTCAATATTTTGTTGTATTGGAAATCTTGAAAACACACACACAAATTAAGTTAAATTTCTGTACTGTTGAGGGACGTCTTTGACGAATCCCAATTTGGCCAGAGTGATGAGCGCTTCGTCGGCAGCTTTTTCTTGGGCTTCTTTTTTCTTGTTACTCGTACCGACGCCTAGCAATTGGTTCTTGTTGTAGGCTCGACTGACGAACATGTTGTTGTCGGCCGAACGCGAGTCCTCGTAGCGCAACTGCTGCAAATGCTGGCGCTGTTCGTCAAACAACTCTTTGAGTCGCGTTTTGCCGTCAACGAGTGCTTCATATTTGATAGAAATGGACAATTCATCGAATATGGAGGACAACAATCGGTAGCACAAATCGTATCCGGCTCCGTTGAACCATACACCTTTAATTTCGTAAATGGTTTCGTTGATGACCTCTTCGAAACAGCCAAAAAAGGCTTCGAATACATCTTCTAGTAGATTTTTTTTACGTTTAATTCTTTCTTCATTCTCTGTGGAAATGTAGTTCCAGAATCCGAGCTTCTCCGAAATGATGTTGAGCTGACCTTTGGAACCGTACTTGATCTTGAGTCGAGCGACAATGTTGACGCCGTCGCTGGTGCGCAATTGCGGGAAACGATTGTACATGTAGGACACGATGAACTTGTTGACGGTCGAATCGCCAATCTGTTCGTGGTACTCGTAATTGTTGGCCTTGTCGTAGTTGACGCTGGTGAAGGCGTTACCGAATTTGGCCATACGTTCCTCGGTCAAACAGAGTTCGATAAATTCTTTCTTGAGTTTCGCTCGAGAAAACAAATCATAAATGAGATTATAAAAACGAATAGATCTGTCACCGTGATACATGCTGTTTATAATTAGGAGGTTGACAAAAGCACTGACGATCCTAGCGTGCCATCGCAACCGCAATCACCTTCGTCAACTTCACCACCAAAGAGGTTGAAACAGTCCACCATGAAGTAGATGAGGAAGACGCTGACGAGAGCCACGAAAAGCCAAAAATAACGACCCTGTTTAATCGTCAAATCTTCTTGTATATTTTGAGCAGCATACATGTTTATTTATACGACGAATATTTAAAGAACAATAAATAATAAAGAATGGCTGACTACGTTGAAGCTTCTTCTACTAAAAAAATGCCCGCGTGGAAATCGGCTATTTTCGTCGCGACGGTTTTCGCTCTGGTATCGCTACCGTTTACGCGTCGAACGCTCGAACGAACGATACCAGCGCTACAGGACAATAACGTTCTCTATTTGGCTACCGTCACGGTTATCATGTACGTCGCGACGCTGCTCATAATTCAAGGTTCTAACTAAAAATAAATGGTAGTAATGAAGACGACGACAGAGATCGTCGCAATAGAAATATAGGCATTTTTTTCCTCGTCTTATTCGTGGTGGTGGCGCCGATCGTCGGCGTTCTCGTCTACGTGTCGCGTCGACAAACATCCGGTGGCGGCACTCGTCCACCCAATCCAAGTCCAGGTCCGGGTCCTGGTCCGGGTCCTGGTCCTGGTCCAAATCCACCGGTTCCGCCATCGAAATTGTGCGGACGACGATTGATTACAACGTTCGACCCGCAAATCGTCGCGGGAACTGACGCTTACGCCGGCAAATGGCCGTGGATGGTGAATCTGTTTAATTGCGGCGCGACCTTGATTTCCAACAGGTGGGTGCTGACGGCGGCGCATTGTATCTCCGACGCCGATTCTAACGATTTAGATTTGTTGTTTGGCGCGTTCGACACGTCTAAAAACGAGAATCAACGCATTTTGGTCAAAGCCAAACGCGTCGTCATTCATCCTCAGTACGAGAAAACCACACTCAAAAACGATATCGCTCTCATCGAATTGCCGGCGCCCATCGTGTTCGACGGCTACAAGCAACCCATCTGTCTGCCCACGCCCAATATGGTGACCCAAGGCAAAAATTTATACGCCGCCGGCTGGGGTAACACGCGTCCCGAAGCGTTTCCCGCTACGCGAGCGACCAAACTGCAAGACGTCTTGCTGCAAGAAGTGGCACCGTGCACCGAATTCAACATCAATCCGGCTCAACAATTGTGCGCCAGCAATCCGACGGGCGGTCGTATCTGTTTCGGCGACAGCGGTGGACCGCTCATGTTGCAACAGGGCGAAAATTGGCACATTGTCGGCATCATGTCGTTCGCGACGGATCCTTGTACGAAAGGTGCGGGTGGTTTCGTTCGGGTATCTCACTATTTACAATGGATTAAAGAAACCACTGGTATTCAACAATAATATAAAGAGTGCTACAGTAATGGAACAACGAGATTTTTGGATTATATTTTTGGTATTTGTCATTTTGGGCGTGGTTGGCGGTGTAGTCTTGTCTCGATCACCGACTTCGGGAGGTGCGAAACCGCCGCGACCTGGCCCTAGTCCTGGTCCGGGTCCTAGTCCTGGTCCGGGTCCGCAACCTAGACCCACAGGTGGTTGCGGCAACGTGGGCACGCAGAGCGGCGTGCAATCGTACGTCGTCAACGGCAAGGATTCGTTCGCCGGTAAATTTCCCTGGATGGCATCACTCGGTGGCTGCGGAGGAAGCGTGATTGCTCCGTCGTGGATCTTGACGGCGGCTCACTGCAATATAGCCGTCGGAGCTCAAATCGCTGCCGGTGTTTTCAATCGAGCCGTGCAAGAACCGCAAAGGCAAACGCGAACCGTTAAACGCGTCGTCAATCATCCGACGTGGAATCAAGGCGACAATTTCCGCGGCGATATCGCTCTACTGGAAGTCGATCGTCCGTTCGAGTTTACGCAATTCGTCAAACCCGTGTGTTTGCCGGCCAACGCGACGATGGATTTGAAACCGATGGTCATCACGGCCATGGGTTGGGGGTCGGTGACAGGCGACAGAGGCAGTTCGGCGACCATCATGCAAGAAGCGGAAGTTCGCGAAATGACGGCCACCATCCCGATAAAACCTGAAGAACAGTTTGCCGCCGGAGGGGGAACGAATACGACGACGTGTTTCGGCGACAGCGGTGGTCCTCTGATCGTCATGCTCAACGGACGAGCGACTCAAGTGGGCATCGTGTCTTTCGGCACCAACCCGTGTCGTCCGCCGTCGTACTATACGCGCGTGTCGTTTTTCACGTCGTGGGTGGAATCGGTCGTGGGTGCCGTGTCAAAAAACTAGTCAGCCGGCCGATACCGGGCGTGGATCCCATCGTTCCAGCGGCCGCCTCTCCGCAGCCAGCGCCCGATATTTGGCCGTCACCACCACCACCACCACCACCACCTCGCGGCGACGTAGTCGTTCGTCGGGTCGTGTGGCGACCCGTCAATCGTGTTTGGGCGCCAGCGTGGCGTCGTCGGATTTGAGTACGCTCCGCTTGTTTTCGTAGTCAAAAAGAGAAAATGGGTTCAGGCAAAAAAACGGGAGACAGCAGCAGCAGCGCCACCACCACCACCACTACTACTAATAGAGACGGCCGTGACCGTATCATTGCTCCCGAGGTGCTGATGGTTGACGAACGTGTTGACCAACTGGTTTTACCCGACGTTGATGTCCTGGTAAAGTATGTCACGTGTGAAGGTCGAGTTCGTCAATTGTCTATGCCAGTCGCCGATCGTGAAATTGCCTATCGTCAATTGACGGCCGATTTGGTCAATATCGTTTTCCTCTTTGTTTTTTTGGAGAGTGACGACAACGCCTCTGGCAATTTTGAAACATTATTTCGTCAAGAATTTCCGCTGATCGAATTGAAGTATGAAAATCCTCTAACTTTGGAAACGTTGTGCGCTCTCGATTTAGAGAAACGTGGCAAGATCAAGACAATTTTTCCCGCTGTATTGCGTCGTCGAACTCGACAATTGGTGGTGAATTTTTTCGAAAACTTATTTTATTGCGACGAACAAATTGAGACTCTGTGAGAAATGGTATTTATAAATTCTATATATTACACGACGAATTGCGTCGTGTTGAAAAACGTGACGAAACCCTTGCAAATTGAAGGTTCTTGTCTGGTGAGAATTGGCACGATTTACGAAATTCAGCATTATCAAGTGAAGACGCGCGCCGTCATTCCCATTGAACGTCACACGGTGTTGGTGGCCGTTTTCAAAAAATACATCAACGATAGCGTTTGGCGCGAACACTACCACGTCCACGTGCCTTCTCTGCAAACGTTGAGTTCTTTTGTTTTGGCCGATCACAGCGTGGCCGTCCCGTGGCCGTATTCGAAATTTATTCCCGTCGAAGAAGAATTTGACGACGTGACGTTTAGCATTAGCAGCAGCAGCAGCAGCAGCGATAGCGACAGTAGTTACGTGACGACCGACTACGAAGAAGAAGAAGATTAGATCATGGACGTGTTTATCGAGAGTGACAGTCGAGGAAGTGTGGTCGATTGTCGTCAACACAATCACGTGGTGGTGTTTGGAAAGTGTACGGTACGAGTGGGAACGCAAACTCGCGTCTACGAAAAACATTGTCTTCGTTTGAAATTCATTCGCTTACCTGTGGACACGGTTCTCGTTGTAGTCTACGTCGATTGGATAGACGAATCGTTGTGGTCTCGACTTTATTTTCCTGAATCGCTGACACCTATTGGCGGTACATGCGAGATTGATTTTCCGCATCCTCGTGATTGTTTAAACATCATTTGTATCAGTTACGATAGCAACGACGATGACACAGATAGCGACAACGTATTTGATTGACACCATTGCGGAAGGGGCGTTAGACGTGGTGGCGACGGTAGTGTGTTGCGACGATTGCGAAACGGCGGCTTTTTTAGGTCACGTGGCGTGTTTGCGTCAGCCGTGGGATTGGACGTGCGCGCGAGCGGCGGCGTCGACGGGTCGTCTCGATTGTTTGAAATATTTGCACCAACGCGGTTGCGAATGGAATCATTTCGTGATGGCGGCCGCGGCACATGGCGGATTCATCGACTGTCTAGAGTACTGTATCGATCACGGATGTGCGATGGATCCTTTTGTGACGTATTGCGCGGCTCAAGCGCGTCGCGTCGACGTGTTGCACTACTTGCGTTCGCGCGGGTGCCCGTGGAATGCGGAAACGATGCGCGTTTGCGCCTACAATGACGATTTGGTCAGCGTTCGCTATTTGAGACGTCACAATTGCCCTATGCCCGACGATTGGAGCCGTGACGACGATTGCCCGTGGAATCTGATGACTCGCAACACTAGAAACAAGTGTAGAATGCTTCACGTCACGTCTCGCATGTATAAATGTCTTTTTAAAGATCCCGTTTCATTTTAATTAAATATACGTATAAATAGTGTCTGTGTAGTCGTATATATTTCTGTAGTGTTTGTAGTTTCATTTGGTGTGTGTGTGTACTGGGTAAGGCATCACATACTAAATGAAACTTTTTTGTTACCACACTGGATTGAATACACGATTTTTAACTGTATGTTTGACGGGTGGTGGAACGCTTACTTTGTCGACGTTATTGACGCCGACGTTCCGTCCTTGGACCGTTTTCAAAAAGACGGTGTCGGCTTTACTCATTTCCACGTGATCGGCCGTCATTTCCATACGATAGTCACCGACGAGCGTGCTATCGCCGTGAATGGCTAGCGAATCGACGAGTAGCGTGTAACCCAACGGGATGCGTATGCCGATAATGTCAATATGTTGATCACGCATGCGCGCCGCCATGACGAAACCTTTGGCATGTTTATCAACGGGACTCATGGCTTGTATGAAGGGATGTCGTTCGAGAAAGACTCCCTCTTTGGTCATGGCGTAGTCGTAATAGTTTTCAGCGAAATGGTAGCGAACCGAAAACATGGTTTTCTGGTTGTTTTGCGTGTCGTACGTGACGCGCGACGATTCGACGAGACGCACATTGTAGTCGATGTAGTTTCCCGGCCGGTCGGTAACGGGTACGACTAGATCGCTGTTGTTCAACACGAGCTTTCCGGCATTGGGAAAAAGACTGTCGTCAACGTTGCCCAATGAAGCGCTGAGCCACTGGACGTTGAGGCACGTGACGCATTCGGGTCGCACTATGGGCAATGTATCCACTGACGTCAACGGGTGGCGGTAGGGATCGACGCGACCGAAATACTCTAGAGGACCGATCATGGTGTCGTCGGGTGACGTGCCGCGCACAACGAGTAAATTCTTTAAATTGAGCAATAACCGGGTGGCGCACATGTCGTCGCCGATGGGTCGTGGTACGGTCTTGTAGTCGCGTCGCAGCACCGTTTCCACTCCGCATTTGAAACGAACGAATCGCATGTTTTTTATTATCACTACAGCCACGCTTGAGATGCCGTGCGCGAATTGAGAAAAAAATTCACTCGGTTAGAGATAAAAATTATCGTATCTCCAAGATTCGTAAAATGATTCAACAGCTAGCACTTGTTGTCTTTGCGTTTGGTGTTGTTCACGGAGCTATTCCTCGAAATATTCAAAATCATCAAATGGCAGCACTGGCAGCCGTTTCGACGCAACACTTGGGACACCAGGATGCGCTCAAAGTGATTATTCAAGAAAAACTGGACGCTTTCCACATGAAACTCGTCAAGAGCGTCTATACCGATGTCGGCGAATGGGTTCAATATTTCGAAAATTTCATTACGGCTAAAATATTGGATCACGAAATGTTGATGCAAAACCAAGTGGCCGATTTGGGCAGCATGTTTGAGAACACGTTGAAACTGTTTGGAAAAACGGTGAGCAAGTACGACGCCACGTTGGCTTTGTTGCAAGAATCGAGCGAAAAGATTTGGAAGTATCAGGAAAGGTACGAAACGCGGTGCGCTCGTAAATCGACGACCGATCGAACGCCTCGTCATCGTCACCGACAACACCAATCAGCGGAAGTAGTAGTACCAGAAGTAGCAGCCGCCGAAGCACCACCAGTAGCAATTTCTGCGAGCGGTGCCGAATTTGTCGACGTTGGCGGCGACTACGACGAAGCACTGGAAGCGTTCAACAACGCCACGGAATCCATCTACGTGCCAACTACGACGACCCGATCGACCATGTCTGAAGAAGTCAAGGCCGAAATCCGTCAATGGTTGAAACCTATTTTCGTTCAAGGTTAAAATTTTGTTTTTTTTAAAAAAGGTATTTTATGTTGTGTATTTTCCAAGTTTTTTTTACCTTGGAAAATTTAGCATGTGTGTAATAAAATGGAGTATGAAAATTTCATAGCCGACTACAGGAAATCCGTGTATTTCTATAAAGAATTTCAAGAGACGAAAACGAGTCGAGACATTTACAAGCATCAATCATTTTTGGCCACTTGGTTCGGCAACGTCTACAATGAAACGGATGAACTGTTGCTCTTTCACGAAATGGGAGCCGGCAAGACGTGCACGAGTATTCGCATCGCCGAACGACTGTTGACGTTGCATCCGCACGAGTATCGTGGCGTCATCGTCATCGCTCGAGGTCAAGGTTTGATCAACAATTTCGTCAACGAAATCGCCGAAAAATGCACCGACGACAAGTACAAAATCGCGCCGGCCACTTCGGCCGACGGCGAGTTCAACGAGAAACTCTTTCGCAGTCGCCAGCGCAAAAAAATCCACCAGACGTACACGTTTTTCACGTTTGAAATTCTGGCTAAAATGATCAAAGATTTACCCGACAAGGTGTTGATGCAACGTTTCGATTCGCACATCATCATCATCGACGAGGCGCACAACATTCGCGACAACGAGCACAACACTCATTTGAAAATCTACAACGAAATTCATCGCCTACTGCACGTGTTGCAGCATCGTAAAATCGTCTTGTTGACGGGCACGCCGATGAAAGACGGACCCGATGAATTGGCTGGCATCATGAATCTGATTTTACCTCTGGATCACCAAATGCCGGTGGGCAACGCGTTCACGACGACATTTTTCGACGAATCGCATCACGTCAAAAACGGAGAGCTGTTGAAATCGTATTTGAGACGACGCGTGTCCTTTGTCAAATCGGTCAACGTCGACGTGCCCAAAGTGTACATGGGTAAAGTGGTGGCTCCGTTAACGCACTTTAAATTGGTGTGTCTACCGATGCGCGAGGAACAGAACGCGGCGTACGAACGCGCTTGGCGCATGGACGCTCAGCACGTCAACGTGTACAACAACACGCGCCAAACGTCGCTGTACGTCGACGCCGAGGGCAAATGCGGAAAACAGGCCAAAGCCGTGGCTCTGTCCAAATTGGCCGACTATAGTTGCAAGTACGCTTTCGTCATCGATCGATTGGAAGAGGCTAGCGCCAAAGGTGAACTGAGTATGGTGTACAGCGATCTGATTCAAGGTTCGGGACTGTTGATGTTGGCCAAATTGTTGGATCAGCGAGGTTGGTCGTCGTCGCCGCGTCATCGTCGTTCGTACATTGTTCTGACGTCGTGCATCAGCGAAGCCAAAAAACAGCACTTGCTCGGTCTGTTCAACAGCGCCGAGAACGCCCGAGGCGAAATCATCAACGCTTTGCTAGGCAGTCGCGTCATCACCGAAGGTTTCACTTTGCGCAACGTCATTCACGAGCACATTTTGACGCCGCACTGGAATTACGGCGAAACGTCGCAAGTTATAGCTCGAGGTTGGCGCAACAGTCATCACGATTTAATCGCTATGGGTTTGCGACCGGTGGTTCACATATACCAGTACGCGGCCGTGGCGCGCACTTTTCCCAGCATCGATCTCATCATGTACAACATTAGCGAACAAAAAGATTTTCAAATCAATAAGATTGTTCAATTGGTCAAAGAATCGGCTTTCGATTGTTATCTGTTCAAGGAGCGCAACGAATGCGGCGACGACGGCGAACGCGATTGTCAGTATCGAGCGTGCAAGTTTACGTGCGACCAAGAGCCGCAAGGTGACGAAGCGTTTTCCATCACGCGCAACTACGATCTTCATTTCTACACGGGTTCCAAAGAATGGACTCGTCATTTCGAGTGGTTGCGTGACCTGTTTCGTCGTCGTTGGTGCGTTCCGTGGTCGGAATTCGAAAGTGCTACTCAGCCGCTGGACGTGACGCGCATGCAATTGGTTCAACTGATCAAGCACGTGGTCAACACGTACGTGGTGATGGTGAATCCTCGAGGCAACGCATCTCACGTTCGCTACGACGACACGGGTGTCTATTTGACGACGTTGTACGACCGAAAGCGAGCCAATTTCTACGACTACTTGTTGAGTAAATACGAATCGAAACCAATGCACACGACGGCGGCGTTGAGCATGTGCACGTATTTGCGACGCAATTTCGTGGCCGACGTGAAACGTTTTCAGAACGACAAGAATTTCTTGATCAATATGCCGACGTTTTTGCAGCGCATGTTGTTGAAAAACGTGTTGCGATTGAGGTGCACGCGACCCGAAGCGCACGTGGCTCTGCAGCGCACCGTGTGGTTGCACTACAAGTCGAGCGTGTACGAAGACGATCACCGTTTGGGCTACCATTTGCGTCGCGGCGATTCGTTTTGCGTGGACAAGAGAACGGGTTACGAGTGCGACACTCGGGTGGTGGACGATTATTTTCAAGCTCGAAAAGTACAGTTTGAAAATAACGAGTACGGATGCTACGGGCAGGAGAATCGCGATCTCGGTGAATTTTGCATCAAGATAACTGACAATGATAAAAGTAGTAGTAGGAGTAGTAGTAGTAAAAAAGGTGATGGTTGTAGCGGTGGTGCCGCCGCCGCCGCTGATCGACGTAAAATCAAGAGCGGTCGTCGCTGCGTCAATTGGCACAAATCCGAGCTGATTAAATTGATTGAAAATAAACTGAAATTTCCCGTAGATCACGCTCTGAGTCGCATTGAATTGTGTCGTCTCATTGAACTGTTTTTGAAATCCAAGAAACTGATTGAAAACGACGACACGTGCGGCACTCAGTACAAACGCAAATTGTTGGACGACGACGAAAATAACTAATTGTAACTGAGAGAGATCCATCGATATCGACCGTCGTACGCGTCTCTGACGGAAGCGTAGAGCGTGTTATCTATGCCGACGACGACGCGATTACGATGTTGTTCGGCGCTCTCTTCGGGTTCCATCATGTAATTGACCATTTATTTTTAGATTTGAATAGCTCTAAATTCTTCGAGTGAATAGGCGGCCATACATTCGCTACTGCAGAAATGAATGATTGGAAAATCGGTTTCGTACGTTTCGATAAAAACGGCGTCTTTGGCCTTGTGCTGACGACAGTGCATGCAGAGACGTTCGTGGAAGGCTAAATGTTTTTCAATGAGAAGGACCAACTGATTGACTTGGTCGTCATCGTCGGCGGCGATAATGTGAGCGTTATCGGTACTATTGGTGGTGGTTGTAGATGGCGGTTTGACGTACGTGTCGAGGAAACGCTGAAGAGCGCGTCGATCGAGATGCACTCGCGTGTACGGATTGACGCCACTTTCGTGTTCGATAATGTGAAACATTTGGCCGATAGAAAATCCGTAAATGTCGTTGCCGTCTTGCATGTAGACAATGTCCTCTTCGGCGACGTCGACGAGATGCGTGGCGTTTTTGCACACCGTTTTCCAGCTGGGTAATTGGACGAATTTAATTTTGGACGAAACCATTTTGGTCCTGCCGCCGTAATTCATTTTGACGCTGCTGTTGTTGACCAGTAGGGAATCGATGCATTCGCGTCGGGTTTCCACCCATTGATCGTACAATTGCCGGCTAACGTGCTGGAGAGTTTCGACCGGCGTGGCGGCATCGTTGTACAATTCTCCCAGTTTATCGTACTCGTTCATAAAGGGCAACATTTCAGGATTGTAGTACTTTTTTTTGAATCGTTTGACAAAGACACTTTCGTGGACGATCGACAGTTTGGGATTCAAAAATATAACGAATCGACACATTTCGTCGATGAATTGACGGCCTACGGTGAAGCGTTCGGCAAAGACGTTGATGACGCGCCGAACATAGTCGCAGTCCATGTCGAGACGACATTTGATGTAGCTCTTGAAAAACTGGCCGTACGTTTCGACGTCGACGTTGGCGTCGAGAATGCGTTGAATTTCATCGGTCCTGATGTTGTGCTTCCAATTGACGAGATACTGTTGCTGAGCGTTGAAAATCTCTTCGTTTTGTCGGAAAAGTCCGTACTGGGTGATGATGCCGACGATGAATCGGTATTCGACGTTTTTATGAACGACGGTGGTGACGTTTCCCTGTTGGGATTTACGTCGAGCGACGCTCTGCACGTCGAAATAGAACTTGTTGGCTCGATGATAGGTGTTTCCCTGATCGTCGCGAAGCGAGTCTTGCAAGATGATGAGCGATTCGGCGGCTAAATTTTGAACGCACAAATAAATGTCGTTGACCTTTTCTTTGAACCAAGGTAGGATGCGATAAAAGTCACGTATTTCGTTGAAAAATCCATCTTGATTGAAACGAACAGTTTCCGGCTGTCGTTTGGGTGTGTCGATGACATTTTTTTGCGAATCGAGACATTTGGTTTCCATCGTTTTATTGTTGTGTGCGCGCGCACACGAATCGCGGTATATATATATATATAAAGTGCTACACGTGTGTGTGTGCCCCACAAAAAAATGCTAGACCTCTTACCGGAAGAAGTGTTGCGCCAAATAGCCGCGTATTTGTCGTACGTCGACTACAAGAATTTGTGGTACGTGATGCCGAGCGTGAGAAGCGAAACGAGACACGCGTTCGCCGAACGACTGAATGATTATTTTTCAACTATCGAAACTTTGGCTACAGCGTCGGAGTGTCCAGAGTCGACTACACAAAATCGGTTAACGGTGGAATAGTTTCGCGAGCGCCAAACAGTTGGTGATTGATGTAGAGAACGTGAAGACCGAGATCGGAGGGCGTGACGCGAAGACCGTAAAAATTGGCGTACGGTCCGGCTTTGGAGAGAACGCGCTGAGACACATCTTTGGTGCCGTCTGTGATGACGACGAGATCGAAAAGCGATCGCGACACGTGTCGTTCGGGCCACAGCGAGTACTCGTCTTCGTTGAGAAGAAACGAGCACCGATGTTTGGTCATGTTGAAGGGACGATTTTTCCATTTATAGAGACGAGACGACCATTTGATCTTGTACCACACGTAGACCCAGTACAAAATTGGATAGATAAAAGCTCTGAACAAGAGTGTGGCAGCCGACAGTAGAAGGAGAGCCAGAGTGTAATACAAACATCCTAGAATATCTATATCCATATTTTGTTTTTTGGAAATCTTTTGTTTAGCTGAATAAAAAATGGGTACGTCAATGTCACAGCCTCGGCGACAGACTATAGATCGACAACATTATGTGTACTACTATTGCATTGGCGGCTACTATTGTTTTTACCGTCCTTGTGTAGTGTGATTCATTTAATTCCAATTAAATGAATCGCAAATCATTGTCAGAATACGTTATTTTCGTCACAACGACTATCGTTCCAGCTACTGCAACCGAAAGAGTTGCGTTTCTCATACCATTTGTCTCTCTCATAGTTGTGTGTTTCTCTCAGTAAGCCATTGACACGTGAAACAACGTCACGAAATCATTCGGTCCATCTATGGAGATATCAAACACCGTGATGACGAGCACGGACAAACGCATCGACAAATATAACCCTTTGCAGGTGCCTAAAGTGCCCATCAAGGGTCACAACCAACTGTATCAAAAGAAAACCTCTACGGGTCAGAAAAGAACGGCAGTCTAGTCTGCCATATACAATCATCCACGACGACGATTTCCCCGCGCACGATTTCCTTTACGACCGCATCAACATCGACCTTACGCATGGTGGAAAAAGGAAAGAAAAGACCAATCCGAAACTTAATCCGAAACGGGATCGACGTACCACTGAGTGTGGAAAAAAAGAACAAAAAGTCCAACGACGACGTCTAGTAGCCAAAGAACCCGAAAAACTTTTCCTGTTGATAATCACCGCCTTGGATAATAAAAATCAACTAATTCTCGGTCGAAAGATTCGAAAGACAGTCACTCACGTATCTGAATGAATTCGATATCCCCCTCTGTCGCAAACAGCTCCACTAAACTGTAGATCCCATGAACACAACTAGTGCCATTTTACGAAATTAACAAATGATCTGAAATCATTGGAATCTCAATCCCAACTCTCTGTATCAGGTACACAAACAAAGTTGTGAAATGACCCACCCCTTAGAAACATTGGGGGAATGGAGAAATAACCACCCGATCTATCGCCGAGTGAAACCCACTATACAACAACCAACAAAGTTGCGTGTCATCAACCATGCCAGTGAATTACCAACACAGCAGTCCACATTTAGTTCTTTACATACTTTCGTAGTCTGTTGTCTCCTTTATTTTTTGACCTGGACGTAGTATACACCCACTACTTATTACTTTTGTAACCACACGTCACACCTTGAACGTGAAATGACCACACTCTTCTACCCCCAAGAGTTCAATTGCCTCCCTAGTTGGGGGTACCAATAAATTCAAATTCTCCATGATTTTTTAGTGTGATGGACGCGGCCATTTAAATTTGCCAAACAATTCCTTAAAACCAATGCAATCACGTGGCCTCGTACAACACATTAAAACAGCAACGCACAAAAAAGCCTGGCAGAATCCTCATCGCTCGAGCGTCTGATTCGTTACGTTCCAGCTTCACACACTGATAACGAATAACCAACAAATCAGACGGTCGAGTAATGACAAAGACACTGCCACGCCTTTTTCGCGCGTTGCTGTTCCAACGTGTTGTACGAGGCCACTTGATTGCATTGGTTTTAAGGAATTTTTTGACAGAATCAAATGGCCGCATACAGCACATTAAAAAAGCAACACAATCTATTCGAAAAATAACCCCTTTTGAAAAATCAATTTGCCATTTGAAGAACCTAATACACACAGTATCCCATATTATCATGTATTTAGACTTATTTGCGGCTGTTGAGAATTTTCTTTTGAAATTTACTCTTCATCGTGTGAACGTTGATGCGAGGATCGTAGCCGAAACGACGACCAAAGTACATCATGGCGTTGTAGCGACGGTGTTGGTGAGCGATGAGAGTGAGACTCGTTTTGGCTTCAAACTCGTCGAGAAAGTACATGAAAAACGACAAACTGATATTGTGCCTAATCATGCGCATATTGAAATCGGGTCGAGCCAATACGTTGGACAGAAAATCGATGGGATCGCCAAAGGAGCAGAGCGACAAACGATCGATGGAGCACGTCGACACGTCCGGTGACTGTTGCGTGTCGGGTAGACCGAGCCAGTGATAGACGGCAGCCGAACATTCGCTATAATCGATAATCGGGATGACCATGCGACGCATGATGATGTTGAGCGATCGAGCGTCGGTGCACGAACGCAAAATCGTTTTGCACGTGTCGACGTTTTCGATGAGCGGATAGTCGTGTTCGGCGACGAGCCGAGCCAGCATTTCGAATCGCATGCGACGCACCAACCAGTCGGCGACGCGAGCATCCCAGCCGTGCATTTTAGCTAGATAGACGCACGTGTCGTACGTGTCGACACACGTGTACGTCATCATGGGATGCTGACCCAAGAGAGACGAATTCAGGTACTCGACGCACGGTCGCGACTTGCGAGACAAATGGACGAGATAGCAAATCTCGAGATCGGTCAACAACGTTTTCGGCAAGAGGTACTCTAAAAAGGTGACGAGACGTTTTTTGGCGGCGCGCACGCACAAGTCGACGAGAACGCGATTGTCTTCGTGATGTTGCATCGCCAGTCCCTGGTGTAAACAGTGGACATGCTGGGTATCGAAACTAGCCACGAGTTTGACGGGTCGCTGACAGCACACGCTGCTCTTCTTGTTCTTGACAATGACTTTCATTTCTAGAGGTGGTTGAAAGGGATTTGGTGGAAGATGTCTAGAGCGACGACGAGAAGTCAAATTCGGTCAGCCGAGCAAAATTTTACCGAGAGCAAATTGATTACGTACGTCATCGACGAGGTCAAAAAACTTGAAAGTCAAGCACGGCCGGACGCGCAGTTACCACTGCACTGACGGGTCTGGGCGGTGCGCGACTTTACAAAGGGTTTGGTTGTGTTGAATCCATCACTTTCTCATTTCCGTTGATACAACAATTTATAGGGCACAGAAAAAACCAAAAAAAAACCAACAAAATAATGTTCTCTTTTGATGATGTTAAATTTGGGTACACTCTATTTCTTTTTTTTGGACCAATTGTTTGATAAGCAAAAAAAACGATAACATTTATGACTACTATCGCCATGACGTGTAATTGAAAACAAAACATGCCATTGATCTAAGCTACAGATACAAACGCAAATTAGCAAACCTTACGCTAAACACGGGATTTTATACATGTGAATTTTTAAAAGTGTCTATAACTCTTTTAAAAAATTAGCGAACGGTGAACGATTGACGACTGACGACGCGGTCGCGGACCGTCGGCAAAAGCCGTTCGGCGTAAGCGAACCCAATTCGTCCGTCGCTGGCCGCCGCGGCGATGCGATGCGTTTCCCTACCTCTGAAATAAACGTTGGTATTGGTGGTGTCACTAGCACGTTGAGTCACGGGACGCGTCGTGTACTCGATTTGAATGGGCGTGTGTTGCAGGGAAGCTGCAGCCACTTGCGGTCGACTCGTGTACTGAGATTGATGATACGGTGTGACGTCACGTAATTGTAATTCGCTGCGCACGGCGTTGCCGGGCTCTCTGCCGTTTTCCACGCGCACGTGCGGCAAGTAGGCGCGATTGGGATCGACGCTCCCGGCTCGAGTTTTTGATGTCAAGCTCTCGTCGTGCGATTGGCCGAAAGGCAACAAGAGTTTTCGCGTGGCTCCCGTCTCGGCGCCAGCGTACAACGGTTGACCTAAATTACTAATTTCCGGTAGAGGCGCTGGTGTCATTTGTCGCTCGATGTCGGGTTCGAGTTTTTCGTAGAATCGCGTTTCGTGGGCGAGACCGTGAGGGGCGGGTCGATCGGGTTCGTGAACACCGTGCGGTCGAGCCGAAGCGAATATTCTTCCCTCTATGACCGGCAAGTCGGGACGGTGTTCGACGACGACGCGCTCGTTTCTCTCGGCGTACAAAGGATCTTGATTGTTCGACGTCCACTGCGTGACGCTGGTACTCTGTCGAGGCAGACGACTCAACGGCATTAAATCTTCTTGACGTTGAACGGGAGGCCTGAAGACGCCCAATTTATAGGGCAATGACGCCTGCTGGCCACCGTTGGTGTTTTGCATCATGACGGAGACCATGGGATCGACACCGCGAGCGTAAGGTAATATGGCTTCTTTGATGCGATCGTAGGCGTTGCCCATATCGTCGAGAATTTCGTTGTCTTGTCCGACGCGCGTCTTTCTCGGCAATTCCAAACTCTGTTTGGGTTGTTTTAGAATTGTCGGATTACCGCCCATTGACCACGAATCACCGACGGTTCCTAGACCGGCGGGACGGTAGCCAATTATCGCGTTGTGTATTCCGATCATTTATTAAAGACGAGTGTCGCTCTTTAGAAAGAAGCGGTGCCTACTTAGCGCTGCACACTTGCTGTATGAATCTGAGCATTGTTTGGTGTGTATTTTATAATTGATAATTTTTTTTCTACGCAGCCTTTTTGCTCGACCAATGATGGAAGCGTATTTTCAAAGACGAAAAGATTTCTACACGCACGTCGTCTTGGACGGCCAACGAGGATGCTGGTACTTGCCACTGGAGAACAAGGCAGCCTTTCACGCCGACTATTGTCTTCGTCAACGACAATGGTGTCTGGCCGAGAAACCGGGAACGACAGTGCCCATCCTGGTCGACGTTGATTTGAAACGAGCCATCGGCGGCGGCGCTGCCGACGACGAACCGTTGTACACGCGCGATCAGGTGTTGACGTTTGTCGAACACTGTCGCGGCGTGCTGAAAAAAATGGTTCGCAACGCGGACGCGACGTGCGTGTTGCTGGAAAAGAAGGCTCGCGTCGAAAAAGGTTTCCACAAGCACGGATTTCATTTACATTTCCCGAAATGTTTTTTGACGACTCGCGATTTCGGCGCCGTCCACAGGGCGCTCAACACGTTTCCCGATTGGGATTTGGACGATCCGACGGGTAAATTTTGGCTCGTCTACGGCAGCTCTAAAACACTGGAATCGGAAGCGTACATGGTGACGGAAATTTTCAGCGACCATGGAGAAACAGATTGCTTGGAATACGACGATCGCGGTCACGATTTCGAAATGATGCCCAGCATCGATGATTTCTCGTCACTGGTCGAGTGGCTGAGCATCAACAATCACGGACGACCGACGCGACAATTGACGGCCGAAGCTGCGGCGGCGGCGTTGAGTGCACGCAGCAGCAGCAGTATTCCGTTGACGGAATTTTGCGACGATGACGACGATGACGCTAATAATAGCGGCGGTGAAGATCAGACACGATTGCTGGAAGCTTTGTTGGGCGTCATCAAGAAGGATCGAGCCGACGACTATCACACGTGGATGGAAATCGGCATCATTATTTACAACGAAACGCGAGGCAAAGGATTGCCGATATTTCTGCGTTTCAGCGAATCGTCGACGAGCAAGTACGACGAAGTGGGTTGCCTAACCTTTTGGCGCAACTTGAAACTGCAAAAACGTCGCAAAACTCTGGGCACGCTCATTTTTCTGGCGCGCAAAGACGACGCCAAGGAGACGGAACGCGTGCTCGACGAGTGGAAAGCGGAACGCGTGTCGACGGTGCCGACGACCGAGTACCGCATCGCTGCCGATTTCTACGAATGGAATCCCGACAATTTCATGTACTGCTCTCAAAACAAGTGGTGGTACATTTTCGACAAGCACTATTGGCGTAAAATCAACGACGAACAACTCTACTTTACACCGATGATGGTTCGCATGAGCGACTGGTACAAGAACCGTTTGTCGTCGTACGACGACATTAACGACAAGAAGGCGGTGGGCAGTTTGATTCGTAAACTGGAAACGTCGAGCAGTCAAAACAATATTATTAGGCAATTGTGTTCATTCTATTTCTATTCGGAAGACTTGCCTCAATTGATGAACATGAACGCCAATTTGGTGGCTTTCAAGAACGGCGTCTACGACACGGAGCGTCACGTGTTTCGCGAAGGCATGCCTCGAGATCTCATCAGTAAATCGTTGGCCATCGACTACGTGTCGGAGCCGTCGCAGCGCGACTTGAACGATTTGCACCAGTATTTCGAAATGATTCTACCCGATCCGGAGGTGCGCGAGTACTTTTTCCGCTGTCTGTGCGGCGTCTTTACGGGCGGCAACCCGGAAAAGATTTGCCTCTTTTGGACGGGCAAGGGCAACAACGGCAAGAGCAAGACGCAATTGTTGTTTGAGAAAATGTTTGGCGTGTTGGCGTGCAAGTTGCCCATCAGCGTGCTGACGTCGAAACGAGGCAAAGTGGGCACGGCCACACCCGAATTGGCCATGTTGGCGGGAGGCGTGCGATGGGCGGTGGTGGAAGAACCGGAAGAGACGGACGCCATTCAATCGGGTATTTTCAAGAATCTGACTGGCAACGACAGCATTTACGCCCGTCCCGTCTACGGTCAACCCATCGAATTCACGCCCATGTGCAAACTGATGGTCATTTGCAATGAATTACCGATGATTGTGGGCGGAGATAAGGCGACATGGTTGCGCGTGCGCGTCATTCCTTTTGAATCGCGATTCAGCGCGTCGGCGCCGGAAGATCGAGCCGAACAAATGCGTTTGAAACATTTCCCGATCGACGTCAACGTGGAACGTCGTTTTCCCGTCATGGCGCGCACGTTGGCTCACTACTTGTTGCGCCTCTACAAAATCAAAATGGAAGACGAAGAGCGAGGCGTCGTCTACCGCATTCCCGACAAGGTCAACAAGGCTAGTCTAGAGTATCAGATTAGCAGCAACAAAATCTTGGCGACGTGCCAAGAACTGTTTGTGCGCGTCAGTCAGCCGCGCGTGACGATGGAAGAACTTTTCGGCATCGTCAACAAGCACTGGAAAATCTACTACAGTCACGAAACGTTGTCGCTGCAAACGTTCGCCAATCACTACGCCGACATCAACGAGAAGGGAGTGTACTACGCGTTCAAAGACGGTAGTGCAGCTAACGTGGTGGAAGAAATTATTCGAGAATAAAAAAGTTTTTGAAATTGTGTAAATATATAGTGTGATTTCAAAAATATAGTTGTGTAGTAAATTGATTGTGTGTGTATTGTTTCTCTCTCTCTAAGGGTAATAATCATGGAAGACAACCACCATGGCATTTACGAGATTGACAAGATTCATTTCGGCATTTTGTCGAGTAAAGAAATCAAAGATATGGCCGTCGTCAACGTGACCAACAACAAGATTTGCGCCGAAGACGGAACGGGAACCATTTACGATCCGCGAATGGGACCGACGCGAGGCGCGTGCGTTCAATGCGGACTGGACGTGACTCGTTGTTGCGGTCACATGGGCTACATTGAATTAAATCGGCCCATCATCAACCCGATTTACATTCAACACGTGGTTCTGTTGCTCAAGTGTTTCTGTTACACGTGCCACCGTTTCATTTTGAATCGCGAGCACATGGAACTGCGAGGACTCATGGCCTTTAGCGGTAAACGTCGTTTCGCCGCTTTGATCGAGTACTTTAAACGACTGGTTATTTGCGTGCACTGTCAACGAACGCAACCCGACTACAAGATTTCGACGATCGATTCGCACAATGTCATCCACAGTTTTCACGACGCTTCGAACGGCAGTAAAACCGTCATCGATCCGCAAGAGTGTCTGGTTCGTTTCGAAAACATTAGCGACGACGAGGTGCGGCTGATGGGTTTCGATCCGACGCTGGTGCACCCGAAATCGTTCATCATGACCCGTTTCCCCGTCATCCCGACGTGTTGTCGACCGTTGATCGTCAACGAGGGCCAGTGTTGCGACGACGATTTGACGTTCCAGCAAATGGAAATCATCAAAAACAACGCCATGGTGTTGACGGCGGGCGGTGAAAAGTACTACAACAATCTCATGTTTCGCGTGTCGACGTACTTTAACAATACGAGCAAAAAGGCGAAGCACGCGACGACGGGTCGACCGATCAAAGGCATCAAGGAGCGCATCGGCGGCAAAGACGGCTACATTCGCAACAATTTGTTGGGTAAACGCGTCAATCAGTCGGCGCGGACGGTCATCGGTCCGGATCCGTTTATCGATATGGACACGTTGGTCGTGCCGCAAATCATGGCGCAAATATTGACGATTCCCGAACGCGTTTTCGATCGCAATTTGGAACTGGTCAAAACGTGGATGGATAGCGGTCGCGTCAATTATCTGGTCAAACCGGACGGTCGTAAAGTCAACGTGACGCGACGCTACCACATCATCAAACACGGCGACGTGGTGGTGACGCCCGACGGAAAGAAACACGCCGTGATGGACACGCGCGTCGACTACCCGGACGGTTCTCAAAAGTTGGTGGACGGTGTGCTGACACCGTTGGAAAAGAGTTACGAAACGCCGGTGGAAATCGGCGACGTGGTCCATCGACAGTTGCGCGACGGCGACTATGTCATGTTGAACCGGCAACCGACGTTGCACAAGGCGAGCATGATGGCTATGAAATGTAAAATATTGAACATAAAAACGTTGAAAATCAATCTGGCCATTAGCAAGCCGTTCAATTGCGATTTCGACGGCGACGAGATGAACATTCACGTGCCGCAGAGTCTGGAGGCGCGCGTCGAATTGGAATTGTTGAGTCGACCGTCGCAATGTCTGATTAGCAGCCAGGCGAGCAAGCCCAACATGTGCATCGTGCAAGACACGTTGTCGGCGGCGTATTTGATCACCAAGAATCGCGATCGACCGTTGGCTCGCGATCGTTTTTTCCAGATTATGATGTACGCTCACGACATCGTCATTCCGATCAAGAAGCGCTACACGTTTATCGATATCGTGGACGCCGTGTTGCCGTCGACGTTGACGTACACGACCGACGATTTAACGATTCGCGATGGCCATCTCGTGAGCGGTGTCTTGACTAAACGTTATTTGGGTTCGACGAATTGCAGTCTGATTAAGGTGTTGAATTTCACGTACGGCCGCGACGAGTGCGTCAAGTTCATCAACAATATTCAGTACGTGTGCAACCAGTGGTTGTCGTACTACGGTTTCAGCGTCAACGCCGAAGACTGTTTGCGCTCGTCGGGCGATTCGACGGCCATCATCGACAAGTGTTTACGCGAAGCGGAAATGTGTCACCACACGTACCGGCACCCGGCTGTGCGCGAAAAGAAAATCATCGACTGTCTGAGCAAGGCCAAAGATATCGGTATGAAAATCGCCAAAGAAAATCTGAGACCGACGAATAATTTTCTGACGACGGTCGAATCGGGTAGCAAAGGTGACTATTTTAATATCGCTCAAATCACGGGTCTGCTCGGTCAACAGACGGTCAACAACGAACGCGTTCACGGCACGATGAACAACGGACGGCGAACGTTGCCGCATTTCCCGTTGGATCGTAAATTGACGGTGCACGACGAGTACATTAGCAAGGGATTCATCGAGAGTTCGTTCGGTAAAGGTTTGTCGCCGGTCGAGTTTCTGTATCACAGCATCAGCGGTCGCAAGGGAGTGTGCGACACGTCGTTGAGCACGGCGGCGACGGGATACAATATGCGACGCACGTTGAAATTGACGGAAGACATTCGCATCCAGCCGGACGGAACGGTGCGCGACAATCATCAGCGTTTGTATCAGACGTGCTACAATCAAAACGGCTACGATCCCACGCGTTTGTACGGCGGAGGCAAGATTTGCGATATCGGGTTTTATTTGCGAAATAAATCGAATAAGAATAAATGACTAAACTAGCGAGTCGCAAACGAGTGAAACGATGCGTGTGTCCAGCAGCTCCAGCGACGACGGCGAAAAAAACCAGAAAACGCGCCACCAAACGTCGAACGATTCGTCGATCGCACTGCAGCAAAAGTCGTACCCGAGTCGTCATCAGCCATCCGTCTCGACGACGACGCTCTCGTCGCAGCATCAGAAGATAAATATGAACCGTGGTGGTAGGAGAGAAACGTATTGTGGCAATAACGCTTATGAATTGGAAAATAAACGGTTGGGTAGTAGATACGATTGTTTTCGCAAGGGTGTCGGTGTCGGTTTGAATTTGCCTATCGTCCCGGAACGTTACGAACCGATCGATAGGTACCGGGTGTATTGCGGTAACGCGAGACGATTGCCAGAGGGATACAACATCATGGGTACGCGAGCCGATTGTTTGCGTAAAGGTGTGGGCGTCGGGAAAAAAATAGCCGCCGAAAGATGATTTTTTTTTCAAATGCTATGCGTGTGTGCGCATTTGAAAGAAATACACAAATGAAAATTGCAATAGATTATAAAATATTAATTCTCAAACCCCAAAAGGCTTGTTTTGACGAGATTGAGAATTTTGCGTGTGTGTGTGTGTGTGTATTTATCCGGGGAATTTAGGACAATAGAATTTTTTACAAAATTGGCGTGGGTTGCACGCGCCCAACATGGCACCGCACCCAATACAGGCATTATAATTTAGAAAAAACGTGTCGTCATCCCCGTCATTCAGATGGGCGTCAATCAAGTGGTTTGAAGCGATAGCGACGATCTCATCCTTTTCTTTCGGGGAAATACGTCTTTGAAAAGTCAACGTGTAATAATTGGAGAGTTCGGCGGTGGCGTCGACGCTGCGACGAATTTCAGCTAAAAAATCATCCATGATGAAAAGCTTGATTAAAAGATCCTTGTTTGATTTTCTCCAATTCGTTTTCCCAAGATAACTGAATCAAATTCGGAAGTTTACTAATGGATTTAATGTAATTTTTAATGGAATGATACTTGTGAGGAAGAAAGAGGTTGGAACGAACGGGTGCGATCCGAGCCAGACCGTGGTGCACGTAGCGCAAAGGCAGACGACAGACTGCATCACGAGGGCACACCCATCGAACGTGAACCATAGGCAAGGTTTCGACGATGAATTTCGTCATGACGCATTTGGGCATGCCGAAAGTGAAACAAGCGACGAAATTGGTCCGTTTAAAATTCAAGGCGGCGCACAAGAGAGCCATAGCTCCGCCCATGGAATGGCCGGTGACAAAGAGAGGTTTGACGATCGATTCGGCGTTGACTAGAGAGTAGACGTGATTGAATTCTTTCACGAATCCCTGGTGTACTTTACCGAAATGGTGAAAGTCTTGCGTGGTCGATTGGAGACTGCTGTGTAAATCGCGACGATCGTCCATGCCGCGAAAACACAAGACGACGAAATTGGCATTTTCGTAGACGTTGACAAAAGTGTTTTCGTGACGGTAAGATTCAACGCTGAAAACGTAGTCGTCAATCTGCACGACGCTGTTGCTGGCGTTTCCATAGGCATCTTGGCACAATTTTACCATGACGATTGATGTAGCCATCTTATTTTATTGAAATAAATGTTTACAACCGTGACGTATATGTTTGCCATCATTTTTGCTACATTTTTCATTCTCGAACAAAATCGTTTGCAATCTCGTCAACCAGCACCAGCCCCTTCGCCAGGTGGCGGTGGAGTCGCACCGGGAACGGTGGTGCCGGGAAATTTACTCGTGTCGAGCACGTCGGGCGCGTTGACCGATAGCGGGTACGCGGTCGATGACACGAAAACGACGACGCGAAATTTATGGTCAGCTGATCGTATCGATCGATCTAAAGTGGTCATCAACGATGCAGTGATTGATGCGAAATCGGCTTGGTCGTCGGACAAGACGTTGAAAATCGTGGACGAATTCACGCGCGATCTCGTCATCGTCAGCGATCCGGTGATGGATGGCAATTTGACGACGACGGCCAACAACGGCACGACATTGGTGGACACGGGTGTGACGATCGACGATTCGAAACCGGCGTCGTCGAAAAACATGTACACGTCGATGAAAATCGACAACGATTACGCCAAAAAATTGCCGCCAGCCAAAGACGGTCGAACGAAACCGACGATCGCCGGGTTGTTGCCCGACGGGTCGCTGACCGATTGGAACGTGACGATCGACGATTTGGCACCGGCTAGCGACAAAGTCGTGTGGACGTCGTTGCGCTCGCAACGATCGCACGTGCAATTACGTTTAGAAGCTATACCGATGGTGATGGCTCGGGTACCGACACCGTTGAAGGTGACGGTGCAAACGGATTTGACGAGTCAGTGGAACGGTGACGGATTTTTCCGGCCGCGACGAGACGCCAATTATTTGGTAACTTTTCGTTTTTTCGCTCAATCACCGGCGGCCACGACGACGGGGTTTCTGACGGTATTGATGAACAAACGAGTCGACACGTCAACGGCCGTCAACACGCTGTCGCAATTCTCTTTCAAAATGGACACGTTGTTCATGTGCAACGGAGCGGAAATCGTGCCGATGCAACGCACACCGCAACAGGATTTGGTTTTCACGCTGATCGCCACGGCCGATTGCAGTGTCGACGCCAACGGCGTCATGACAATTCAAGAAATTTAGAAAATTCTATATCTCTCTTTACAACCACTATGTATATATATGGAATTTATTTTATGTAATTATCTCTCATACACGCGCAACAAGTCGCCTTTCAAAAAAATGTAGCCAATTTTCACATCATTTAAATCGTAAACGAACACGTGACGAACATCGGGATCATTGAAAACTAATTTAAATTGATCGAAATTAATAATTTTACGTTTTTTCACAATCATGCCTAGCGTCGATAATTTCTCTGCTGCTCCAGAAACAAAAATGTAGCCGTGCGAAAGTTCGAGACACGCATCATGCTCGTAAGCCGTGACGACTTGATCGTTGAAGCTGGGAAACTTCATCGTTTTTTTTTCTAAAGAAAACAAGATAATGTAATGGTGAAAACAAAAATAAATGAACTGCCGTCGTAAAAGACCATTACCAGTGTATAGACCAAACAGCGGTGTGTACGCCAGAGAACCGCAAACGCGAACCGTCAATTTCAGAATACCCCTCAAACGTCAGAGTGAATTGAACGACTACGCTCGCCACGCTTTGTGTGACCAGTGGTGGATGGAATTGGACGAAGCCGGAAACGACGTTCTGAGCGCGGCTTGGCGATTGTTGTACGCCTACTCGAAAATGAATCGCAATCCCAATTACGGGTGGGCGTGCAAGGCCAACGAAGAGGAACGAGAACGGGCGTTGGACGATGCGAGACGATTGTTGCGTCGCGCCAATATTGCTCTGCCTCTATAAAAATTAAATGGCGAGTGTACACGCGACGTGACGATTGCGACAAGTGTCCGTACCGTCGGAAAGCCATGTGGTGGCTGTGTTATCAAAAGAGAAATTCGAAACAGTACGTCGACGCGGGGAGAATAGACGTGGCCGTCGCGGGAAACGTGACTTTATCACCGGCCACTAGAGCAACGGGAACGTTGGACGTTTCGGCGTTGCTCGAGTAACTCTGGAAAACCACGTTGGGTTGGGTGTTGATTTTATAATTAATAGTCGCCGTGTGGTTCAACGTCAAATTGACACCCGTGTTGATCCACAACATCCACGTGCCGCTGACGGGAACGGTGAACGTGTTGGCCGCCACCCATCGATGATTCGCGTACGGCGTCAACGCCAACACACCGCCGACTATAGCCCCTATTTTTCCCGCGGTAGCCATGGGCGGATTTTTCATGGACGTGTACAAGACGTTAGTAGACGGGGGAGCTGTATCGTCGATAACCATTTGAGTCGTGCTGCCCGTAAGGGAATCCATGACCGTGATTCGACTCATTTATTCTACATACCACCTAGTGGCGCTACTCTCCGGATACACCACGAACTCAACTGAATATAAGTCGGGACCATAGTGTAACTGTATCCGTTACCCGGTGTGGCAGTTTGAGGCGTCCCGAACTTGACGACATCGCCTTTCATCAGTTCGACAAACAACGAATGAGTGCTGTCTTTGGAATTGTAAGCACCACCGACGTAGTACAACGTGGCACCGACGTAAACCGCGACGCGTTTTGGAGTACCGAATCCTGCCGGACCATCCATGTTCACCATAATGTGATAGAGACCGTCGGTGTTGATGGTTTGCGTTTGAGCGGCACTGGCGCCGGTAATATTGAAAATCTGATTGGTTAGAGTCCCGACCGCACCGCCGTTAAATCGTTCCGAAGGCGGTATCGCGACGATAGACGAACTGGGAAACACTACGGTTTCATTTTTCACGTTTCCGATCGTGTATTGCGTCTTACCTAGCTTATCGTCCATAATGAAATCGTCCATATTTTTTATTAAACACCACCGGTTGGCGCCACTCGACGGATCAACCACCGAATCAACTGAATATACGTCGGCCACATGGTGTAATTATAGAACGTACTTGGCGTGCCAAATTTAACGAGATCACCTTTTTTCAGTTCGATAAAAAACGAATGAGTGCTATTGCCGGAAAAATAAGCGCCACCAACAGTATGAGCAGTAGTTCCAACGTAAATGTAAACGTACTTGGGTTGACCGTACTGGTTTGGTCCCGACATATTGACCATGATGTGATAGAGACCGTCGGTATTGATGGTTTGCGTTTGAGCGGCACTGGCGCCGGTGATATTGAAAATGTTATTGGCCGCCAGACCGCTAGCACCACCGCTAAATCGTTCCGAAGGCGGTATCGCGACGATAGACGAACTGGGAAACACTACAGTTTCGCCTTTAGAGTTACCGATGGTGTACTGCGTCTTACCTCGCTTATCGTCCATTATGAAATCCGACATTTTATATTTCGCAAATAAAAATAGTTTTGGCAACTGTCGGCGCGGTAACTTGGAATTCGATCGTGTCGCCGCTTTTGACGTCAAGCCAAACGTACGCTTGACTCGCACCATACGTCGTGTACATGACGGTCCACGTTGCGGCACCGTTGAGTTTATAACTAGCCGAGCCACTCGCCGGTAAAGAACGAATGGAAACGATAATCATTCCCGTGACGGGCAAAGTCAATTTGGTATTGTTGATTTTTTGAAGAGTGTTATTCAAAATGACGGATTCGAAAAAATAACGCGCGGCTTTCATTTCTTGCCACTTGACGCTCGTCCAGAGAACCGTGTCGGAAGCGGGCGCCGAGTCGTCGACCGTGTACGCTTTAACGGCTCCGCTCGAAGATAGCATGATGGCGTTCATTTATAATTCTAAAAGGTCAAAGGTTGCTTCGTTGGACGCGGTGAACGTTAATCGGTTTCCCGTCGTGACGCTCATAAAATGGTTCAGAATCTTGTTGTAATAACACGTGCCGATCATGACTTTGGCGGCGCCGTTCAAACTGTAGAACGCGTTACCCGTACCGATAATGTTACGAACGACGATAAACAGAGTGCCCGTGAAAGGTACACTGATTGTCACGCCGACGACTTTATCGACGAGCGTAAACGTTTGAAAGTAGCGGATGATTTTCGTCGATTTAGCGCTGGTCCACAGCACGGTCGACGAAGGCGGTTTCGTGTCGTCGATTTCGTAATTTTTAACTTTACCGCTCAAAGACAGCATAATAATTTTAGACATTTTATTTCAAACATATCCGGTGAGCGGCGCCACTTTACGGACGATCCATTCGTTCAATTTAAAATAGGTGGGAACCATAGTGTATCCTGCCTGAGTAAGCGGTGTACCGAATCCGACCGTGTCGCCTTTTTTCAGTTCGATAAACAGCGAATGCGTGCTGTCCCACTGGTAGTAAGCGCAACCTACAACGTACGGTGTCGTGTTGACGTAGACGATGACCTGTTTCGGTTGTCCGAACGCCGTCCCACTGTACATGAGTGCCGTGATGTGATAGAGTCCGTCACTGGGAACGGCGACACTCGTTGCCGTGGCGACGAGGCTGAATCTGGCACTCGCGTTAATAGTGCCGCCTTTACCCATGAGCGGAGTTTGCGATGGTTGACGAGCGGCAACGATACTCGAACTGGAGAAAATGACGGAATTATTTTTAAAAGTATCGATCGTGAACTCGGTGGCTCCGACAGTGGTATCCATGATAAAATCGTTCATATTTTTATTTCACACATTTACGTTGAGCAATAAATGAACGGCATAATGGATATCCTTGGTAAAACGGCGTACGTCTTGGACGACGCGAAGCCGGCCAGCGATACGGTATTGTGGTCCAGTCTGAAAACGTCGAGATTCTTGTGGCAAAACAAGATCGTTTCGAACGGTTCCACCTTGTCGGTCATCACACCGTACAACACGGCGACGGTGTTGACGTTGCCTTTCACAGGAGCGGTGCTGATCGGCGTCAGAGCCAATTGGGCGGTGAACACGGGCGTCAATTACTCGTTGAACAACGCGGCCACGGTGCAATTGACCATTTTTCGCGCTACCGCTGCAGCGTACGCTTGCGCTCACATGGTCATTCCCGCCGTCAAAACGGGTGACACGTTGAAATTCACCACGGGGTTGCCCAATGTAGATTTCCTCGTCATTCAAATATAAAAGATGACAGATTTTTTGGTCGACAACTTGATCGGTAAAACTGTTTTTAAAATCGATCCGTCTGTTCAAAACGAAACGACATTGTGGCCGAGTTCGAAAATGATGCCGACGGCTGCAGGCGGCGGTGTGATGTCGGGCACGGGAGCAGGACAATTGGCTACCGGTCAATGGAATCTAGTGTACAAAGGCGTGACGAGCGGTCAGACTCCGCCGGCGCCCAGCGACGGATTGTATCATTTTAACGTGACGCACTTGTACGCCAGCCCTTACGGTCAACCCGTGCCGTTTTCGTACAGCATCAACACCGGCGCTCAAAAACCGTTGGGATCGACTTACTATAGTCAATACCAGGATATGGGTGTGTTTCTCAGTTTGAGAAAAGGCGACGTTATCAAATTATGGGAGCCTGCTGTCTATTACAATTTAACCATGTACCCGACGTACTCTCGAATTTATCATTGGTCATTTCGTAGATTGGTCGACAAAAGTATCGATAATGAAATTTCCGCTTTCTAAAAAAAATAATAAATATAAAAATGTCAACAATAATGACATTAATGGACGCCAAAATAGGCAATACAAAAATCACAGTCAACGACAGCCAACCCGCAGCGGCGAATGTCGTGTACACGAGCGCGAAAGCGTCGACGACGAACGTGTGTATCGGCTCGTGTTCGTTAGCGGGCACGTCGGGCGTGTTGACGTTGACGCCGATCGATGACGTCGATGGATTGGTATCCAACAATACGTTCACTTGTCCGTTGAGCGGGTGGTGGATAGTGTGGGTGAATTGGGGGCAAGCGACAGGAGATACGACCGCGGCGGCCAAATACACGTTGAATTACTCGTTGAACGGCGGCGCCAACGTGTTGATGAGTACGATGGAAAGCAATTCGCAGATGACTCACGTTCCGTTGCAATTGAAAAAGGGTGACACGTTGAAATTTCCCGCGACAGCCGGACGAGTGACATCTTTCGCTGGCAGCTACTGTTTTGAATTCATTCAATAATTTTTTTTATGTTTCACTGTATAAATTCAAAACAATATACGTTCCCACGACGTAAACTGTCGCTCCGTTGACATCCATAATAGCGTTCATTGTTTCTTAATAATGTAAAAAGCGAAAAATCATTCAAACCATTGTCTCTTCGTGCAATGCGAATTCCATTTCGTTTTCTTCGTCATCAGATCCTTCGTCGTCATCAGATCCTTTTGGAAGTCTCTCTTGGTGCAATGCGAGTTCCCTTTTAAACTGTCCATCAAAATCATCTACATATCCATAGTTGCTATCTATGAAAACCATGACAATTAAAACTTCATCCAACGCCGGAATTGTGAACTTGGCTCCGTATCTGTCCTCATGAGGATTGTAACCAGAAATGTACTCTGAAAATGTAGTTCCATCCTTAAATCCTATTTTTATACCGCATTTTACTCGTCCGTAACCGCCTTCAGCTTTATATCTTATCTTTAATTTCTCGCCCTTTGACTCGCCAGGGTCGTTTGATTCCAACCAGTAGTATGTGTATCTTCCTTTATAGGCATCAAAAGATTCACCGTTGACGTAAATATACGCATCCATGCCCATTTTTATTCCTATTTGCTATCTTTTTTATCTTGGTATTAACAAAAACGTGACTAATCGCGAGGGTCGAAATACCTGTTTTCGTGTATCGGCGTTCACGGACCCGTTTGGAAACTTTTT